TGCGAGATACACTGCGCGAATTAAAAGAAACTCATTATGATTTGTACTGGGATATACAAGCTGAACTAGACCTAGATGAGCAAGTGCCTGTGGCGTGGATGTCAACAAAAGGAGAAGGCGGTCTTACGGACGATAGGTATTATGCTAACCACAAAGACTATGTGCCACTCTACCTAGCACCACCAAAACGTGAATCTTTGAGTGATGATGAAATTTTTAACATTGGATACAATGCAGGATTCACTCTTGACCATGTTAAAGATGATGATGGTTCTGTCTACGGCTTTTTAAACGAGTATGGTTACATTGATAATAATTCATATTTTAAGTTTGTCAGGGCAATAGAAAAAGCACACGGTATTGGAGTAGAAAATGAAAATTGAAATTAAGAAGTTAACAAAGAATGTAGTTATTCCTGCCTATGAAACTTTGGGCAGTGCGGCAGTAGACTTAAGAGCTAACATCACAAAACCGATCAAGCTGGACTTAGGCGAAACTGCATTAATCCCCACTGGTATCGCCATCAACATCAATGACGACAATGTTGCGGCTGTCATCCTGCCGCGCAGTGGTCTTGGACATAATCACGGGATCAAACTTGGCAACTCTGTTGGCTTGATTGATAGTGACTACACGGGCGAACTGAAAGTGTCTGTAAAGAACACTGGCAGTGGTGTGTACAAGATTAATCCACAGGATCGCATTGCTCAAATGAAGTTTATTCCGATTGTGCGAGCAGAGTTTATTGAAGTGGAGGAGTTCAGCACGGTAACTGAGCGTGGCGAGGGTGGCTTCGGGAGTACAGGTAATGATTAGTACAACAGCTTATATTTTAATTATCGCTGTAACTACTCACGGTGAGCTTACACAATCAACAATCGAATTTGCGGATAAGGCTTCGTGTGAAAGCGCGGCAGTTAGACAGGATTTTGCATTTAAAAATTTGCAATTTACAGGTAGATGGAATCTAACCTGTCATCCTTATCAACTCAGCGAGGTGAAACATGAGCCAAGCAAATAAAAAGTATGTGTGCATTTTAAAAGAGATCATAAACGCTGGTGATGTGGTTACAACACGAAACCATGAAGTGTACTCGCATGTGAATCTGCCTAATGTAACTTTTACAACAACGCCATTAGTTACATTGCGCAAGACAGCATGGAAAAAAGCATTGCGCGAGATGGAGTGGTTTTTGTCTGGTAAAGCTACTTGTCCAGATGAGTTGCTAGATTGGTGGGATGGTCAACTGGATGTTGAAAACCTTTTGCTTAATGGTTATGGTCAGCAACTTAGACACAGCATCTTTTTTAACTCAGAATATTATGAACACGATAATTTTGACCAAGTAAAATTTATCCAAGACGCGCTAAAGAACAATCCAAACAGCCGTCGCCTTTTGATGACAACATGGAATGCAGGTGAAATGGCAAATATTACTAAGGCAAACAACAATCCTAACACACCGACGTGTTGCCATAGCATAATCGTGCAATTCTTCGTGCGTAACGGACGTTTGAGTATGAAGTCATATCAACGTAGCGCAGATATGCTTTTGGGCGTACCGCACAACTGGATACAATCTTGGGCGATGCTCATGTGGTTTGCACATCATGCAGGTTTAAAAGTAGGATCCATGACATGGATGTGGGGAGATGCGCACGTTTATAATGAGCAGTCCCATATTGATACAGCAGAAACCATGATAAGTTTTTACACTGGCATGGATGAAGTAAAAATGGTTTACACGCCAACAAGCGAAGACTTTAAAGCATCAGACTTTACCATTGTCGGTGACATACCAGATCCGATTGTTAGCACTCGACCTAAATTGCTTTAATGGCTAACAGTAGACTTTGCGAGATCTGTCATTTAGAAAAACCGGTGTTACTTTTTGCACGCGGTAGCGGTATTTGCAAAGTCTGCAATATATCGATTGGCGTGCAAGAAACAAATATGCGTAAAAAACGTGTATCAACATCAAAGATAAACAACAAAATGTGCAAAAAGTTTTTACAACAACACACAATCATGCCGAAAGGTTGGGAGATGACACTATTATGATGACACAAAAATTATATGAATACACAGGCGACTCAGTTCATACATCAACAGTAGAAACGGTGCATGGCCCAAAGCACTACCAAGGCGACGAATGCATTTTGGCAATGGAAAAAATGCTAGGACATGACGAGTTTCGCGGATTTTTACGCGGAAACATTTTTAAGTACATGTGGCGATACAAAGATAAAAATGGCATTGAGGATCTGCGCAAAGCCAATTGGTATCTAGATCGTTTGATTAAGTTTGAGAATTTTTAATGAATGAATGGATAGCAAAAGATCATCCAGAAACCAGCATATTGACGCTTAACAAGGAGCAATGCGCTAGATACATGGATTTGTTAAAATGGCTTGATGACAATCCAATGGAGCCAATTAGCGTAAGCAATTTGGTATTAAGCAGGCGAGAGAGATGAAACCAAAAATTAAAAAGGTAGGCAATTATTGGTTTTGCTATACCGATTTTTCAAGAGTTGCTTCTGGCATTACACCAAAGGCAGCCTATAACAAATGGATGGAATTAAATGACAATCAAAGAATGGTTTATTGATTTATGGGAAGGCATCAGAATTGTCTTGTGGTTTTTCTGTGTGCTAACTTTTATAGGATTTATGGTTAGATTATCTTATGAAATAGCCAAGTTTGGCTGGAACCTGTTTTGATTCCAGCCATGATGGGAGTGACTACTCATTTGCTCCCATTTTACTACCAGGAATGTTTTTATTTTTTCTAGCTTCTAATGCATCATAAATTGATGGACGTGTCGGCTGTTCAGATTCAGTAGAGTTTCTTTTTTCTAACGCATCATAAATTGACGGACGTGCGCTACTTTCATAAGTAGGTGGTGAATATTGAGCAGCACCAATACCGCCCACACCTGCTAACTCTGCTCTATTTAACGCTTTTGCGCTAATCTTTGCTTTTGCATTATAATTTTCTAACGCTTTAACAGCGGCTGCCACTTCATGAGGATCTTTTGACATTAAAAGTTCTGATACTTTGTGAGCTACTTTATCTGGCATTTGCGCACTTCTTATAGCTCCTAAACCTAAATTCATAAGTGATTCACCAAATCCACTTCTAGCTGCATCTGCAATAACACCACCAACGTCCGGTCCTTGCTCGAAACGTTCACGAGCTTGCGTTCTACGTCCAGTTTGAGATCCTCCCATGATTCGGTTAGCTTGATCATAAAGTTGAGCTTCGCGCGTCATAGCAGACTTAAACAAATCAAATTGAGCAGGACTATCAAATAATACGCTTAAACTTTTTTGCGTTTCTGGTGATTGAATAATTTTTGCCGCAGCGTTCATATTATTACTTGGATCCATAATAACACTATGGATGTTACGAACTACACCAGTTTTAAAGGCTTCTTTTTCTGCGCTACTCATTTTATTGACCATGTTTTCAACTTCTTCATGATCTAAATGTGGAAAATCTTTGTAACCTGCCTCCATAGCATTAATAACTTCTTTGTCACCTGCATATTCACGTCTGGCTGTTTTATATGCAGGAACTGCGTCGTCAAGTTTATTTAAAAGAACTTCGCGCATGTCTTTTAAATTATAAGCATCTGTACTTTTACCTGCTTTAAACAACGAGTTTATTTGAGCGTCAATACCTTTTTTAATGTAATCAAGCGTTCTAACATCTGGCAAAGTGCTGACTACAGCTTCACCAGTTACTGGATCCGTAGAGTAAATATTACGCAACTCATATTGAGATGGATCTTCACCATTAGCTCTGGCAACCAATTGTTTATCTTTTGCTATCTGTTGACCTTTTCTGAAAAACGATTGAAATCTAGGTGATACTAATAATTCATTAATAAATGGATCATCAACTTCACCATGAGCGTAAGCCGTATTATAAAGAGGTTGCGCTTTAGCACTTAAATCTTCCGCTAATTTTTTCGCATCTTCATAATAATTTCCATCAGAAATCTCATTACGCGCACGTTGATACACACGTTCACGCGCACCGGCTTTTTGCTCACCTAATACTCTGTCAACTAATCGTCCGCTCGGTCCGCTACGCTGTGCAACAGTATCAGCAAGGTCAACTAACGCTGGAGATGCATTAGCAATAGTAGAAGGAATTCCACGAGCTTGATCATACATAACTGTACGATTTATATTGCTCGGTGTTAATTCATCTTCCTTAATGGCGTTCGCCACTTTACCTAAGGCTTGGTTTTCAATAAATGATTCTGTAGGCGCAAGTCGCTCTCTAAGCCAGTTAATACCTGCACCCGTACCTCTCATCAATGCAGGAACAGCCGCTCCAAGCGTAGCACCAGAAGCCGCACCGTATTGCGCACCCATTGATCTCTCACCTTCTTTTGCATTACCAGCACCGGCTATTGCACCTTGAACTGCTCCCAATCCCATACCGCGTTTGTACGCACCTTCGGTTGCTGATCCTAATATTTTTGGCAACGACACTTCTGGAGCAAATACAGCAGGAAGCGCACCACCAGCAAACTCTAGTGCAGTTGATGTGTTTGGATTTTCCGCTGAATATTTACCGTATTCACTTTGAATCTGTTTAAGTTCGGGTTCATATTCATCATTTTTGAGTTTTGATCTGAGCCATGCTTCGGCTTCATCACCCCAACCCATCATCAAACCTTGTCCGATAGCAGCACGAGCAGGACCTAATTTTTTATAATCGTTGTTATAAACTAAATCAGATAAAGTAGCCATTATTGTGCATCCTCTTTACTTGGCAAATCACGAGATTTTCCTTCGCTAAGTTGATTTAACCTTCTTTTTTCAAGTGCAATTCGTTTTTGAAGTTGTTCCATGTAGTTCAACATAATGTCTTTACGAACTTCTTTACTTTTTGCTAACGCGCCAGACAGTTGAGCTTGTGCTGCGCGTTCACCTTCTGTTGGATTGCTTCCGAACACATCTTTCATTCTCGATAAACTTTCTGTACTTAATAAATTTACCAATTTTCCAGTGTTAACAACAGTTGGATCTTCTGGCGAGAACGTTTCACCGTATTTCTGTTTAGCTATGTCAAACACATTACCGGTGTACGCTACATCATTCAAATCATACGCTTGCTCAATCATTTTTTGAGCATTTTGTAAATTATTTAGCGTGTCTTCTTTTTCCCATAGAACTTTTCTGTCATTAGGTGTTAGCTTTTCACCTTCTTTTTGTTTATCTAAATATTTTTGATGTTCAAGATCATATCTTTCTCTAGCAACATCTAGTTGACCACCAGAAATACCCGCTTGAATACTAGAGGTATTAGCATTTTGAGCAGCAATAGAAGGTGCCATGAGCAGTTGATTAACTTTAGCTTGCAACAACGGTATTCCATACTCACTAACAAACTTTTGAAACTCTGGTGTTCCTACTTTATAACCGCGATCAATTGCAACTTTACCGGCTTCTGACTGCGCCTTGGGTATCTCAGCTTTAATCATTTCAGAAATAATAGCACGCTTATCTTTCATGCTTTCGCCAGCAAGACCACGAAGCGTGTTCAAATCCTCTTTCGCATTAGCCGCTTTTAATTGTTGCGCTTTCATTTGAAGTTCAAGATCAGAATTTCTGCGACCAGTTTTCTCTTTAGAGTAATCCGCCATTTCTCGGTTAATATTGCTAAGTGACTCAGTGAAACCACCTGTTTTTGTAGGCGCACCAGCCGCAGCCGCAAGACGGAAAAACAACTCTGCTTGACTTAGATTGTCGTTTTCTGGCTGTCTTGCCTTTTTAAACATCTCCATGAACGCTTCAGTTTCAGCGTTTGATTTTCTGCGTGCTTCTTCAAGCTCTTGTGCATAGTCATTTGTTGGCGTGCCGTAGGCTTGCAACATTTCTTGCATTTTTGCCATGTTGTCGCTTGGTGGTGCTTGCACTGCAATTGGTGCAACAGGTGCTTCTACTGGCTGTGGAATGCCTTGCTCTGGATTAGGCATTGCGCTGTTAGCAATATCAACATCTCCACCCACCGCATATTTTCTCGCCATGTCATGTACTGAGCCGCCTTTGGCATAATAATAAGTATTGTAATCATCTTCACTGTCAAATCCTTGTGTAAGCCAAGCAGGTTTAGAGGCTTGTTGCGTTACACTTGGTTGTGAAACCAGTGACGTTGTAGTTTTATCTACTGGCGTAGTGTTAGATATTTGTTGTGTTCCTGTATTTGTTACACCATTCTTAACAGCTAAGTCTGTTAATGTGGGTGTAGTTTCCATGAAGAACTTTCGCTTATATGAAGGCACACCATTTGCATCAACTCCTTGAAATACGCCTGGTGTTGCTCCTGGAGCAACAATATGAGGTGGTTCTACGGCTGGAATTGTTAATCGATTATTTAAAGCATCTCTAGTTGCTTGATCTATATCCGATGATTGATACGATGTTGTTGAATCTACAGTAAAAGGCTTAGTAATTACATCATTTTTAACAGCTAAGTCTGTTAATGTAGGTGTTGTGTTTGTTACGACGGGTGCTACAGATTGGTTATTCGCATTTATAAAACTATTCATTGCGGCAGTATCTGTGTAATCACCTTGATACCCTGCATTAACTGCTTTATCTTCTAACTGCTGTTGACTGCTAGGTGCATATGTGTAAGTTACGCTTGTATCTTTAGTATCATTTCTATGATCATACTCATACTGAGATGCATAACCAAGTTTTTGCCATTCTGGTCTTGTATCTTTAGTATCAACCGGAACTTTAGTATCAACCGGAACTTGAGTTAAACCATCATTACTATTTTTAGCATCTAAATCTTCCAGTTCAGATCCATATCCTTGTTGTTGCCATGTTGGAAGCGTTGCTTCATAACTGGCTTGATCTTTGAATCCTTTTTGTTTATAGAGTGGCGTATAAGGCGTGTAAGCACCTGTATAGGTTGGATCACCAATAACATCGTTCCAATACGTTCCTGTCTTATTGTAGTTATCAATGCTACCGTAAGGATTATACATTCCTTCATAAGGATTTGCATTAGACGCACGAGTGAATTGCTGTTGCAAATACATAGGTGTTTGCGCAATACGATCTTGGTATGCGGTTTTGTATTGGTTATAAATATCACCTTTGTTTGCGTCAAAATCTGCTTTATTATTTAAATACGTTTTATAATCTCCTAACGCTGTTTGATACTTATTTTGTTTATATGCATAAGAATCTTTATTTTTAATATCCCCACTTACATAGGTGTCATAAGTTTTTTTCGTTGCATCATAAGCATTTTTTTGAGCAGTATAATCAGCCAACGATGTTTGATATTCTGCCCATGACTTTTGTGCCGCATCTAAATCAGATTGTGTTTGACCTTTTGCTAATTTTGTTGGTTTAGCTTTAGTGCCAGAAGTTAAACCATAATCAGTAACTATTGGTGCTTTTAATGTAAAATCATCCGGTGCAACAGGTTTATCTGGTGCTGTAGGCTCATTGACTACCGTACCTTTAAATTGCGCAGGCAACGCCATCGACGCAGAAGTTACCCCGTATTGCTTCATCAATTTTGATAATTCGCTTGGCATATCTGTTCCTTATATAGATTGAGCTACTTTGTATGCACCAGCACCAGTACCGGCAACAGTCGCTAATTGCATCAATGGTGACGCATTGTATGTTCCACCCACCGTCGTTTGACTTCCAGTTTGACTTGTAGGCGTAATCGGAGCTAAACCACGCACTTGCGTACTGAGCCAATCCATTTGCTGTTTTGGATAATTAAGTGCCGTATTGTATTGGGTTTGCGCAGCATTAAGCTGTGACTGCATTTGACCTTGTTGCGCTTGACCAGCCGCTTCAAGTGCCGCAGTGTCAGCAGTTTGCATTTGCTGTTGTTTACCTAGTAATGTTGCATAATCATTTAAAGCACCTTGTTGACGACTCAAATCTTGCGCCTCTGCGGTTTGCATATTTTGCGCAGCACCCAATCCAAATTGCTGTTGTTGCTGACCAGCCGCTGCCTGTTGATTAGCAATCGTTGCTAAGTTTTGCTGTTGTGCTGCGGTTAGTTGGCCTTGTGCTTGACCAAGGTTGATGTAATTTTGTTGCTCTGCACTAGCTAATTGACCTTGCGTTTGACCGATATTTTGATAGGCTTGTGCTTGCGTTGCTGCTAATTGACCAGCAGTTTGTGCAAGTTGCCCTTGTCGCGTTAAATCTGCTTGATTTGCACCCAATGCTTGTGTGTAACCTTGATTTGCTAACTGCGCTTGTTGTTGTTGCAAAGTTTGATTAGCATCCCGAACAGCGCGGCTACCAAATTCGCCCATACGAGAACTGCCAAATTGACCGGCTTTTGTAAACGAGTCAGAAACTTGAGGTAAAATGTTTTCTCTCAAATTACGACCAGATTGCTGCGCCATTACATCCATAACATTAGTTTGATATGGATTCATGTAATTTGAAACGTCAGTGTATGCGTTTTTGCTTGCTGATGTTAAATAAGGATTAGCATTTGTTGTAATGTCAGCAGCAGACGTTCCCGAATTTGTCAATGAAGTCATAGCGTTTGCGGTAGGCGAATACGATTCCGCAGAACTAAAATTAGTCGCTGCGTTAGTTAACGGACTAAGTCCAGCCGCTGTTTCCCAATTTGTTTCTGCATTATCTAAGCCAGTTTTGACTCTTGCTGAATCTAAATAATCTTGTTGGTTTAATCCTAAATTTGTTGCAGTTTCTGATGTAGACAAACCCGACATTGTATTTTGAGTGTCTAACAGTGGCTGGCTATAGAAACCTTGATTATCTTGTACCTTTTGATATGCCTGTTGTTGCAAAGGCGAAAGCTCTGCAACCGTTGGCAATTCATACGCTTGATATGGCGTATTGGCAATATTTTGCGCCCATTGCACTTGGTTATAGATAGCATCCTGCATCCATTGAGGTGTTAAGTTTGTGCTTAACGTAGTTCCTTGTTTTGAGGTTTGAGGTGTTCCCTCGAAAATACTTCCCATTACATTGCTCCTCTTAAATAGGCTAATGGTGACTTAGCGTCCGGACTAATTTTTCCTCTTGCTAACGCTTTACCTTTTTGTGCGCGAATTTCACGACGCATTTTGTCGAGCATTTGCGCTCCTGCTTTGTTTGATCCATCACCAAGCAACGCGACAGTTTCAGCGTCAATGACGTATTCACCGTCGGACAATTTTGCGTCAATTGTATCATCTCGACCAGATCCTGCTCCACGAGCAAATCTCGCTAATGGACCGCCCATCGCTTTTAAAACCACGTTGTATTGACCAGAAGCAATGGTTGGCCATGATTGCGCCATAAACTCTGGCAAGCTCATGTTTCTAGCAGTAGCGTTTTGTTGCATTTTATCCCAATCCCAAGCGACGTTTGGACGATTGAAATACTCTTGCTGTTGCTTAGATAATTGCGCTACTGAGTCTTGAACAGGAGCAGGCGCATCTGAGAACATGGATTTACCAAGTGTACCCAGTGCCAACGCACCACCGCCAATAAGTGCGGCTTTACCCCAATCAAAACCTTCTTTTTTAGCTTGATCAGTTGCTACTTGATCTGGACTTGTTCCTTGGTTATACACGCCATTAGCATTGTTAGTGTAATTTGTAGGACCAGTAGGCGCATTAAGAACATTAATACCGTTTCCTTGATTGCCACTAATTTGAGCATAGCTTTCTGGAATAAGTGTGTTAGACCCTAAAACATTTGACGGACTTAAATTATCAAATCCGTATTGTGTGAACGGTGCAGTTACAGCCGTGTTTGTCTGATTTCCTGCAAACGTAGGCGTTCCAACCTGTCCTGGTGCTTGTGGAGCTTGATTATCAGTAAAGCTACCATAACCACCACTAGGCGCAGAAGAAGCATAAGTGTTTTGCGCTAAACCAAGTAAGCCAGAATTAGGTTGATTTGGCACCCAAGATTCTGCTCCGGTTGCAGGATCTGTCACATATTGACCACCACCTAATGAAGGAGAGTTGTTAGCTAATCCTAAACTTGCCGTATCATGCCATCTAATTTCGTTTGGTCCTTGCAAACTATTAATCGCCATGTCAGATGGTTTCATACCAATATCACTAACATTAACTTGTTTACCCATATCAAGACTAAAGTTTTTATTTCCAGCATTAATATCGTTTAATTTTGCTTGATTTGCAGCGGATATTTCAGCAGGGGTTTGATACTGCAAACCAGCCGCTAAACCAGCTAAACCACCAGAAATTGCAGCTTGTTTTGGTTTAAATCCAGCAGTCAATGCGTTACCAAAACCTTGACCAGCTCGATTTAATCCAAGTCCGATTGCAGAATCAGTCCCAATCCCACTTGCTGCATTAGCAATAGCACCACCAGCCGCACCAGTAGCACCACCAACTAATGCGCCTTTAAGAACATTTCCACCAGATATTCCAGCATTAGCCGCCCCAACACCCGCACCAATCAATCCACCGCCAAGCGCAGCTTGTCCAGCTTTACCAAGTCCAAGTCCAAGTGCGCTACTTGCTGAACCTCCTAATTGACCACCAAGACCACCACTTAACGCACCACCGACACCACCCATCAATGCGCCTTTCCAGCCACCGTTAATGGCACCAAGTCCAGCACCAAGCGTTGCCCCGCCTGCCATTGCAGCGGCAGGTCCAGTAAGACCAAAAAGCGTTGAGCCTACAGCCGTACCAATACCAGGAATAAACATCAAGGCTGCTGGCAAAATGATTGATGTAAAAATTTTGAAAATACTTTTATATTCGTGCAAACCCGTGTTTGGGTTGATAGTTCCAGCACCACCCATACGCTTTAACATTTCAGCTTCACGATGGTTAATATGCGCAAGCATATCGTCACCACCACGACCAGCGGCTTGCAATCGTCTTGCGGCAGTAACTAAACCACCACCAGCGTAACCTTTCTTATTAAGATGATCTTGCAGTCCATACAATGCAATTAGAAGCGACACAATAAACACTACGTCATATTGTGGAGGCACCATATTTTCTTGAATCAATCCGTCTTTAATTGCTGACGCACGCACTTCTTCATATTTGTCTGGGTTTTGCAAAACAAACTCAAGCATTGCAATTGCATCATCAAGATCTTCTGGCACAATTGGCATGCGCTCAACTTGCTTTTCCATTTGAGAAACGCCCTGTTGGAAACGCGGATCTTGCTGCGCCATTTGCATAATTACATTTCTAATTTCGCTCATTTTGTTTGTCCTCTAAACCATTTATGGCTGTAGTAATCTTCTTTTAAAAATCCGTAAATATGTAAATCATCATCATCTTCAAATGATTTACGCATGATGCCTTCAAGTTGAAAGCCAAAGTGTTCATTTAGCCGTTTGGCTTGCGTGTTCTTTCCGCGCAGAAGTCCTGTAACGCGAGCAACATGCAGTTTGTTAAAAATAAATCCAAAGATCTCGTTAAACATCACAATTGTTTCTCTTGGTCTAACTTTTTTGTTATCAATTGCAATGGTTAAATCAATGTTGCGTGACGTAAAATTAGTCATAATCACAACGCAAACAAACTCACCTTCATTATTGACTGCTGAGAATGCACGAAAAAATTCGGGTGGATTATCAAGACCTAACCGTTCACGCGCCCATTCTTCGGCTTCGTCTTCAAGATCAAATCCGATGTATTTCATATTATTCTACCGTTTGACAAAAACGCTCTGCCCACTCACGCCAGTCATCAAACTGATATGGGATCGGAAAGTTTTCTCTAAGCGTTAAATTGTTGACAAATTGCATGCCCCAGTTTTGCCAGTTGTTTTCGTCTTCAAGACGACCAAACGCACCGTATGGATCAAAATCCAATGCAATCTGATCTGCCCAATCGCGAAGCGTAAGATGTGTCGGGAGTGTGACTCTGATGCTCATGAAATCACCGTGTTGTCGCCCATTGACACATGTCCAATAATTTGACCCATTTGATAATCACCGTACACCTCATTTGATTCAAATCTGACGCGAAGCTCACGACGTTGCTCTTTAAGCATAACAATCTGCTCCCAAGGTTCTTGCGCAGTTTCTGGGAACGTAAAAGTTGTTCCAAACACTTCTGGCGCACGAGCGTTAGATCTTCCTGTGACTTGAACGGTCATTGCGCCACTTTGTACAAAGTCTGGTTCAATGCGTGTAATACGCATGAATTCGTTGTTACCTTGTGCTACCGCAGAAAGATCCGCAGTTTCAAAATAAGATCTAATTGGATTGATAACTTGACCATCAATTTCATCAACACCTTGTTCTTGAACCCATACGCGATATGCAAAACTTCCACCAGATAAATTTGTGGTTGTTGTTGTTATTGTTGTTGAAGTCACTGAAATAACAAAACCATTAGCGTAAGGACCTTCTGTATTGGATTCAACAGTAATAACAGGATTACCGCTAACAGTGGAAACCGTTGCAATGTAATCTGGTGTAGACGTATAAAGATTTATAGCATTAGCAACATTATTTGCTGTAATAAGCAAACTGGTGTCATACGGAACAGCCGCAGAAATAATAGCAACACCGTTAATAGTGATTGTATTTACTGATCCAGAACTGCCGCCAGTTAATGTAATGGTTCCAGACGCGCCTACTGCATTTAATCCAGCAACTGCACCAGCTAAAATAGGCGCAGCAAATGAGTTGTTAAATGATCCAGCAGCGCGTCCGTTTTCAGGAAGCTCTGTGTCATACCATGTGTTTTCACGCACGTTGTAGATAACCGCATGTGTGCATTCTGTTGCGTCTTCTCGTGGATAACACCACCAGATTTCGCCATAACGAGGAACTTTAAATGCAAATACTTTTGAGCGATTCCTAGGTTGTAATCCATCAAAGAAATAATTTAAATTTAATGTGTTTGGCACTTCACGCACCACACCGTTGAACATCAAGAAACGATCAACACCTGCCCAAAAGAAAACACCATCGTAATCAACAATGCAATTTTCTGAAATAATAGATGTGTCTGTTGCTACCACGTCAAATTGAAATACTGTTGCGCCACCAGTAAACGTAGCACGAATGACCGCATCGTATGCCCAAAACAAACCAGCAGGAGCAGTTCCACTACCAGCTCTCAGTGGTAATCCTTTGATAATCTTTTGACCCCACACACGCGCAAGACCTGCACCACTACTAAAATCCGTTAAATTAGTTGGTTCACCAGCAACACTCCAGCCAATGATTCCGTCTGTGCCGTAATAAAAAAGATAAGGATGAAGCGACACAATACCGCCTGTGGCGTTTGCGTCGGGTGGTAATCCAATATATTGAAGTTGACCGGTGCCAAGCACTTCTCCAAAGAAAATATAACCACCAGTATCATTAGAAATGGAATTTAAATTTTGTGAAACGTGCGCAAGTAAATAATTTTGATTGGTTGATGAATCATATTGATAATCAAACATCCACATATTGAGTGCGTTTGGCAATTGTGACGCAAGAAACCCACCGTTCATATCACCAGAAACTGCAACAAGTGTTGTTGTGACGGTTACAATCGGCAAATTATTTACCGTAGGTCCAGCAGTTGTCGCTGTAATATTAATGATACCGCCAGCAGAAGCTGTTGCTGTGTATCCAGCCGCATGAGCGGTAATATTAGCCGCTACCGATGTTGCAGTTGCTGTTAGACTAGTTACATAAGAAACAGGCGCAGACATAGCGTTAACGCCATTTATGGTGATGCTATCAACTGACCCGGATGATCCACTTGTTAATGTGACTCTGCCGGTTGCATATGAATTTGCTGGTGTTCTGTTTGCAACAACAGAGCTATTTCCTGTTGAATCAATCGTAAAACGTTCTAAATAATTTTGACTTCCGCTGTGACAGTAGATGTAATTCATCTGCGTAAAGTTACTAAAACCACGACTGATTTCTGTCAGATATTTTTGTGTAGATTTGTACCCACCAATTTTACGAGGTAATCCACGTTGCCAACGAACCCATTGACCGTCGGTATAATTATTCCCATCAAACTTGGTGCCGTCGCGTTTAATTCCTGCATCTGACTTTAATACAATCGTTTTTTCTGGCATTAGTATGTCCCACCATTAATAGACCCAAGTGGAGCGATTCCTAAAACTGACCAAATTGCGGCTGCGTTTGCCGCTGTAAACACGCCAATACCAACCGAAGTGCCACCAAGATTAATTAATGCAGAACCTGCGGTTGTTGCTCCTGTACCTCCTTGCGACACTGAGATTGGGTATGAAACACCAAAAGTATCAGCACGAAGCACATCAGTACCGTCGCTATAAAGAATAGCACGCTCGCCAGTTGTTATGGCAACGCCTAAACCAGACGGTGTTTTTACCGTAAATGTGTACGACCCTGTCGTTTGATTATCTATCCAGTATTGCTGAACCGTTGCGGGCACAATAATGACGCGATTACCGGTAAGAACACCGGTAAACCGGTATGAAATACGATTTAATTCTGTTCCGGTAAGCGTATAATTCCCTGTTCCAGCAACTGCAATAACTGTGTAATCAAATGCAAAAGTAGCTGATTGACCAAAGCCAATGGTGTAACAATTTACACCGTCACTGGCGATGATCGCAGATTCTCCTGGTTGAAAACTAATACCACTTGTTCCATCAAGTAAAGTTAAACCCACAGGATCAGCTAAAATTGCACCAGTTCCAGAATTACGCAAATAAATAAACCAATTATTACCCACCACCGCTGGATCTGGCAGTGATAATGTTCCTGCCGCACCTGTCCAATTAAACATTTTTGCACGGTCAGTAGAAGCCGCAGTGTAATTTGAGTTAAATTCTGTAATAGGAACCGATTGAGAAAGCAACGATCCAACAGCAATAATGCCTGTTCCGGCTAACGCAGATGCATTAGCCACTGATACGCTTGCACCATACTGCAATGACACCCATGTGCCTGCTGTTGTCGTATTATTAGTTAGATAAACTTGCCAAAGCGTTCCAGCAGTAACAACGACAATTTGCGTACCGTTAGCGTTTTTTACTGTAATTGATTGCGCACCCACGTTATTAAACAGTATGGTTTCACCTGTTCCTGCTTTTGCTGCGTCTGGTAAAAATATACTTAACCCAGCGGTTGCTGATGAAATGTTGATAATTCGCGTGGCAAGATTATTACTAGCAGAGGTTTCAGTTGGCCAGCTTAACGTAACATCAACCGTAAGCGTTAACGCGCTGTAGCTTATTTCGCTTGGATAAATGTTTGCGCCACCGAAGACTTCGGTATATGTTGTCATTATGCTTCACTCCGGTTCGCTGTGCGATCCATGATACGTTTAAGATCTTCACCATTCAATGCTTGTGCTGCACGATCATAAATGCCTTGCCAGACTTGCACTCGCTCATCATTTTTAAGGAATGGTGTTGCTTCAAGCAGTGTGGCATACAAAAGAACGTCTGGCGCATATTCGGTAAGCCAGTTTGTTTGAAAGTCATCACCTAGAAAACGCACTTGTTCATAGAATAAAATTTCTAATGTTTGCGAAGTTGCGGGCGTAGGTGCAATTATCCAGTGTTGATAATCGTAGTCGGCATAATACGATGGCGTTCCAGTTTCAGCAGGATCTGGCCAGTAATTTTTGATGTATTCATAAGCACGCGCAAAAATAGGCGTACCGTCAACAGTCATGCTAACAGTGTCACGCCATCTATCTGGCTTCATGTAGACATTAACACCAGACGCGAGCGGTGTTGTGACTGCGCGAATAAAACCTTCAATTTTAAGTTCACGCGCAATACGACGCTCACCCATTGTGATGAGTCTAGGAAGTTGATCGTAGACAATTTGATCGCTTTCTTGCGTAAAACCACGCTCTAGGTAACGTCTAACGTCTACGAGCAAAGAGTCGTAGGTCATGCTGTAGCTCATAAATACTCCGTATGTTTTGTCGTATTAGCCGCTGATTCAGCATGCACCTGTATTATTGAATTATACTTTTAAATGAATGTAAAAACAAAAATGTTATCCATTCCAGCGAGCAATCTTACCATCACGAACATCAATATGCGTAAAAGAATTGTAGCGTCCAAGACCTTTGCAATCGTCATCAAAATGCTTCATGAGATATTCTTGCACTTCTTTGGGCGGTACGTCTTTTACTTTAATGTCGGCTGCGTTACCTAAGACGTGCTGACTATGCTTTGCACCTCCCACTTTCGTGTTGTGTGCTTTGCATCTTCTACCGCTCATAATAGTAATAGGTTTGCCAAATGATTCTCTAATGCGGTTAAGTAGCTCTACGAGCTTAGGGTTTACTTCTTTTTCACCGCACCCGCAGTGGCACTCAAATTCTTCCGGTTTAAAATAGGTACTCATATTATTTACTTTCTGATGCAAACAGTCCAATCATACCAAACACTACACCTGCCGCAGTCAAACCATCATGGATAGGACCTTCCTCAATGTTCATACCAGCCATCGTAGCTAATGCCGCAACACTTGCATAGGTAGAAGGCTCTTTTAATCTTGCTTGTAAATAGTTCCACGCTTTAAGAATTTTGTTCATTTGTCAATCCTCTTAATGTTTTCCCAATACCCTTCATTTCTAGCACTGGCTGATTCTGGGTCATGTTGCTCACCGTAAATATCTTCAATTGGCTCACCGTCCATATTGCGTAGCGCGTAAACACAGTAATAAACCGTACCATCCTCAACTGCTGTGAGTTTGTGTTGATGTTCTTTGCGAATAACAATAAATGTTGGTGCAGTAAATTCTTTAGGCTCATGACCTTCAATTTCAACAGATACTTTACCAGACACAAGCAATGTCACATGGTCAAATTTATGCTCATGCCCACCATGCGTTTCACCAGCAAGTTCTAAGACGTTTTGCTTAACCCAGATATTACCAAAATAACCTAGTTCAGCAGTTTTCATGGTAACTGCACCACTGGTGTAAATTCTTTCCAAGACACGGTTGGCTCATCCCAGTAATACTGTTTATCATCTTGCGGATAAGGCACAGGCGATTGCCATGACATAGTATCAATATCACCAACCCATGAAGGATATGGCTTTCTTGCTTGATGCTCTGCCTGTTTATCCGCATCAAATTCAACTTGTGTTAGCACTTTTAAAACGCCAGTTAGAAACGTATCCGCGTCATCATCACACGTTCCGTAAAGCAGTGGTGCTGTGCTAAGTGAACCATCAGCATTTGACGCAATAGGAAAATCAGATTCATTTTGAAAGATAAATTGAAAGCCTTTCACGTTAGGAATTGCTGGACCAGTTCGCATTGGTGATTCTGTGCAAAGAACACCTGTGTCTGCGTCGATATTTGTTAATTGTATGTACATAATTTATCCTGTTGTTATACCGGAATTCTCCGAACAGCTCTGACGTAGTAACTACTGAACTTAAAGCGGTTGAGCTGATAGCCATCGTCGAAGCCCTGTGCCCGTGCCTGGGCAGCACTGGACTCAGTCGAAGACCAATAGATGGAAGAGGCAAACGCATCTGTTTCACCAGTTCTAAAACCGATGCCCGCGCTTGTTTGAGCGGGTGAGCCACTCGTGTAGTTTGTGCTAATAGGCTCTGGTGATACTGCATTAGCATTTGAACCCGAACCAGTATCGTTAGCAGTTGTTGTAGGCTTTAAGAAATAATACAGCACTTCTAACTCATTTTGGGCAGGTAGATACCAATCGCTATAACCCCCTATCGTTAAGCCTTCAGCAAATACGGCAGCTTCATATGATGCGCCGAGCGCAGCTAATGACGCAGAGTTTGTTGGCCCATTAATGACAGACGTTATTCCCGTTGTCGTTCCATAACCGCCCCACGTTCTAGATGAGTTTTCGCCCGATGCTTTAGGGGCAACAATTAGATAATATTGCGTACCCGATACGTTAATATTGCCCGCATAAAATCCACCACCGTAGGCTTGTCCGATAGTTGGAGGAGGAACAGGCCATACGCCTTGCTGTTTATATTGAGCTTGCTCACTCAAAGTCCACATACCTTTAGCAGAAGAAGTTGTAACAGTGGGAGGTGTTGCGGAAATAATCCCCCCTGCATATCGCATTGACATAAAATACTCCTAAGAAGTAATGGCTTCGTAACTAGCTACCATTTCAATAGCGTTCGTTGTACCCGATGTCACGACAACAGACTGTGCTTCACCTACATAAAATGCAGTGGTTTTATCAGTGATAATGAGTGATGCGTTAGCAGGTACGGTGATTTGATAAGCTAAACGATAAGCCGTACCACCACCAGAAACTGCGCTATTAACAGAAACCGTAATAACTGCCGCTGTACCTGTGACGTTTGCTGCCACGATGTTATCAATTTTATTCACTGTACCCGCAGAAGGCGTTAATGCTGTCCACGTTGTTGCAGTAGTAGTTGTTGGTATTAAATAAGAAGTATTGCCGTAAATCGATGTTACGTTAACTATATTTGGGTTTGCCATTTTATATATTCCTTAAAATCCGAAAATCATTGCCATTGCAATGGATTTGCCTGTTGATACTGTACCCGCCCACGATAAAACACCAGATCCGTTGGTAACGATAACTTGGTTAACTGTTCCATCCGTTGTTGGATATTTCAAGCCAGCAGGATTGTTCATTAATCGTTTAACAACGCCAGATTGATTTTCAGCATAAAGAGCCATATCAGCATCATTAATGTTGATAGCAAGCTCACCCGCAGTTAAATTTGCGGCATCTGGAGCTGCACCAGAAGTTGTAGTACGGTAAAGTTGTATCGGTGTGTAACCTGTTTGTGACATTGTCTTACCTCAAATTTTCTAATTTATAAAGCGTTGTCATGTGCAAACCAGTCAACTCATCAATAATATTTTCAAGTGCTGGGATATTTTTTGCAATCTTGCTTCTGTTTTCGTTAAGCCAAATTATATCATCATGAATTAACCGCGTAACGTCATCAACCTCACCGTCAACATCACCAACGATGCCGAACGTTCCTTGATACGCTTCAACGAGCTTGTCAGTCATTTCGATAACATCATCATAATAAGATCCAAGCGCACGATGAACTTCGCCATTTTTGGTTTTCCAGTGTTCAATATGAGCAGCATTCCTGCTTTCAAACATTTTGTCTATTAAATCTTCAATTGTTGTCATTAAAATGTGCCTCCGTTGATACCATTAGCGTTACCTGTTCCACCGTTAGCCACTGCAACAATTCCTGTTACATTTGCCGCTGTGCCTGTCGTGTTTTGATTAAGCGTTGGAAAATCTGCGGCAACAGCAATAGTCAATGCACCAGTTGTTGTGGTGCTTTTTAAAATACCCGTAGCTAAAGCAGAAGTCCCCGCACTATAATCTGTGCCAGTAGTAGCCGCAACCAATGCACTAGAGCTTCCTTTTAGCATTCCAGAAATGCTTGTTGTAAGTGTTATAGCTGGTGTTGTTGTTGCATCTGCTACCGTACCAGCAAAACCATTAGCACTAACAACTGAAACCGTTGTCACAGATCCTCCACCAGATCCAGCACCAATAGCTGTTCTAAAATCAGCGGCATTTAAAGCTGAAACGGTATTGTCTGCATTAAATCTTGGAAACGTGATTGCACTTGGATTGGTCAGCGTAAACATGCTTTGACCAACCGTTGTACCACCCAGCGATGTTCTGCCTGTAGCGGCAACTAAGTTTGTACTACCGCCATTCCATTGCTGTGTTTGTGTGTAAGCTGTTGTCCAATTGGTTTGATTCGCTGTTGTTGGAATTGAATAACCAGTTGCAAATGTTAACGCTAATGTGCCAGACGTTGTGATTGGATTTCCAGAAATAGCAAGACCAGTTGGCACAGTCATATCTACACTAGTTACAGTTCCAGTTGCTGTAATGCTTGCCGTAGAAACGCTTGTGATAACACCTTTAGAGTTTACTGTAATAACCGGCACTAGACTTGCTGATCCGTAAGTATTAGCAGTTACACTCGAAGTTGGCAAATCCGCATTAACTAATGCACGAAACGAAGTCGGTGCTGCTGCTCCACTTGTTGGACCAGCATATACTAGATTAGCCGCTTGATCTGAAACAATAAGAGCTGATCCCCACGTTGGCGCAGAAGATCCATTAGACACCAACACTTGACCCGCTGATCCAGCCGCACTAACATAAAGACCATCAGCACCAGACCAAACAATTGCTCCTGCCATCGGTACAATACTTTTTGCCGTACCACCATGACTTAAGCCAAGAATATTTTCAACTTCATTAGCACTCGATAAATCAACTTGCGGATGCTTATGATCTGATCGTGACATAGATGTGGCAACACCAGCAGATCCTGTTGTTAATCCCGCAAGTGGTGTGCTATCAGAAAGATTAGCGGCAAGCGTTACATTGGCGTTTAACGCACCACCACCTGTTAAACCAGTGCCAGCAATCACTTGACGTGTGGTAGGAACGTAGCCAGAAATCGTTGCGGCAATCGTTGATGCGGCTGTTACGCGACCATTTGCATCAACCGTAAATACAGGAATATTTGTGGCATCACCATAAGATCCAGCAGTAACGCCTGTTGTATTAAGTTGATTTCCGGTAATACCACCATTTGCCACACTAAGCGTTACATTGCTAGAAAGTTGACCGCCACCCGTTAAACTGGTGCCAGCGATAACTTGCCGTGTTGTTGGCACGCCAGAAACACTCAACAAATCCCCGACTCGTATTTGATAATTATTGCCTTGGTAGACAATCATCATTAAGCTGTCTTCGTCGGCTGTTCCGGGAGCAGTTGGCAGTTGTGTTATCCGCGTTGGGATTAAATTGCTTGGTACGTCAGACATTCTTTACATCTCCAAATAAGAATTACCGTCCTCGGTAATAAAAAATTCATCGCCAGCTTCTTGAATAACGCCAGCAGGATGTGTGTTAATTGGTGTGTCTGGACGATTAAACGGCAACACAATCTGATCCGGTCTACGCGGGGCAAGACGATAAGGATCGTATTCATCACGATCTTCTTTACACACCATCAAACCAGGATAATTTGGATCTGGTGAAAGCTCAGACAACAACATTTTTCGCGAACAACGACCACAAATGGCAATGCCATACGTTGGCTGTCCACTTGGATCGAGAAATACACTCATCGTGTGTAAACTCCGATACCAGGATTAATTTGAATTGGTGATCCGTCATTATCGCCATCCCACGCGCGTTGCAAACTAATAGCCGCTTTTTGCGCAAGAATAGCCATTAATTGCATATCAACTGCCGGTGTTTCACTAGCAACCGCAGCCGCTAATCCATCAACAATTGCATTAATCCAGCGTTGTGGGATCTCAACATCTTGCTGTAAATTTTGCGTATCCATTATTTGACGATGCCGCCATAGGATTAATTGCGCTTGCTCTGCCGCTGAGAACGGTGCTGGCCATAAATTAACTACAGGTTGCGGCAGATCACGTTGAAAATAATAATTGCTCGGACGACCAGGAAAAACTTTGTTGCTTTGATTAACATAGCTATCACGATTCAACTGACCGAGTGGGATCTCTTGCGGCAAATTACCCATCGTGATTGCAGTATAAGAAATTGGCAAAGTTGATGTGATTCTAAAATATTGATAAGCCAGCGCACCAGAGATGTCTGTCCATGTTATTTGACCTGCTGTAGCTGTGTCAGACGACGTTCCGACTGTAACCCATACAATGCCATTAGTGCTAACTTGGAATGTCAAAGGAACAGCGTTTGCGCTCCATTCAATACCAATAGTATCAACAGTGGTTTGTGTGGTGAAATTAACCGTGTAAGCCAGTGAAGTTGACACCACTGAGCCAGTGACTGGTTGCAAGGTTCTGTAATTTAGATTGAGAACCTCAACTGTGCCATTTGGCAATGTCACAATCGGCTGATTCTCATACATTGGTAGGATAACTTTTTCAATACACCAGCTTGGTGTTTTAATGTTTGCTAAATCAGAAAGTAGCAGATATAGCGATTCCAGTGCGTAAGTCTGCATTTCTGCTGTAATTGCTTGCGCAGGAAGTCGGCAACGTCTAAAGGCATGATCCACGACTTTTATTGCGTTGAAAACCGTTGTACTTACTTCACCAGAATATGCCATTTAATTAACCTCAGTTTTTTGCTAAATTATAGCACTAACCTTTTTTGCTTGATGCTTTTTTAGCTTCAGACAACGCGATTGCCATTGCTTGTTTTTTGTTTGTCACTTCTGGGCCTTTTTTACTGCCAGAATGCAAATCACCCGCTTTGAATTCACCCATTACTTTGCCAATTTTTGCTGATGCTTTAGCAGATCCGCCTTTTTTCATCATAGCTTGACCAGGCACATTAGCTTGTGCAATTGCATTTAAAGGTGATGCTTGTTGTTGTCTTTTTGCCAATAATGTTTCACCACGTTCTTTAGGTGCAATCATAGGCTCACCACGTCTGCGATTTTGTGGTGCTTTGACCACTTGACGTTTAACTACTTCTTCACGTTGCATTCTTGGTGTTTCAAGCGATTCATGACGAACCATTGCTTCACGGCTTGGGTATTTTTCACCCGTAGCACGTTCAACGATAGGACCGCCTTTTGCTTTCATCATTTTGCCGCCACACGATCCGCCTTTGTCGTATCCACTGCATGAACCACCTTTAGCATAGGCTTTTGCAGGTTCTTTTGCGCATGATCCTGTGTAGCCTTTGTCAGAGGGAAACTCAAACTCTGTTACATATTTTAATGATTTGCCCATTGTATTAACCCCTTTCTATAATTCTGTCGAGCTTTGCATCTAAGATTTCCAGCCGACTCATTAAACGATCTATTTCTGTGTGAACTTCAACTTTTGTGACGTATTCTCGTGCAACTTCTTCACGAGTTTTATTAAGCAAAATGCTAATCCGCGTCAGTTCATCGCATTTATATTTCAAAATGGCACCAATAATTGTAATTATTAGTGACAACCCAATATTCCACAGCATGATTTGCATTTCGTTACTCATAACTTTAAGCCGCTGCGTAAGTTTTTTCACACTCAATCACAATTGAGTACATGTCACCAGCGGAAGCGTCTAATGTTGTAAAAAGCAAATTACCGTTTGATCCAGTTCCTGCATTGTTAGGCAAACCGCCAAACATAGAAAAATCCATCAAATAATTGGTATTTTGAGGAACTAACCATGTAAATAAATCAGTGGTTGCATCCCATAAAATACGCACTTCCATGCCATGCGTGGTTGCCCAGATTTTATTGATCTTAACGCCATTACATGCGCGACCCCATCCATTAACGGCAAGTGTTGATACATTGATTTTGACAACAGCAGTTTCACCTGTGCCATCAGAGATATTTGTAAACTTGGCGATGTACAATCGTTCGCCATCTAATATTGTTTGTGTAGCTACTAAATCAGCCATGACGCTCTCCTATTGATAAAATGAGGCGAATTAACGCCTCATCAAATTAGCTTGCTTGTGTAAATGTCACACCAGCCGCAACAGCGCAGAACGCTTTTGCATACCAATATGTACCGTCACTGATTACTGTAACTTGATCACCAGCAACAGCTTGACCATCAACAAAAGAAATGGTGTCATCAGCAGTGCCAGTATCACCAGCAACGCCAGCCGCGTTAACCGCTTGACCTTTGATAATGTTAGCACTTGATGCAGTAACGACAGTGTAGCTTGCGCCAGAAGGAGCAGCAGTAACAATAAATGTGTAATTTAAACCAGCCGCAGGTGCAGGAAGTGTAGTTACAAATTCTGTTGCAGAGTTTAAAAAGAAAGTTGTACCACTTTGTGCGGCAGTTAAAGTAGATGCCGCTGTTGATGTTGTAACAACTTGTGGACCGATAAAGCCATTTAAAGAAGTGACTGGTCCTGTAAAGGTGGTTGAAGCCATGATGTATTCCTCACATGAAAGGTTTTACTATGCAGTCTTCATGTCGTCTGTCTGGTCAGTCGTGCATAGCGTTTGAATTTTCCAGAAAATTACTATCTTCTAAGTATTTGATAGCTTGCTGTATTATATACTTATCATGTTTAAATGCACCAATTGCATTATTGCATGATCTGCATAATAATCCGCGCACTTTTCCTGTGTCATGACAATGATCTACTGCTAATGATATTTTTTTGCCATGAATAATAGAAGTTTCTGGCTCTTTGCAAATTGCACAAAGATGATTTTGTTTTTCAGATTGAGCGTTATACCAATCTAAATCTACACCATACATTTTTTTTAAATATGTATTTTTTCCATATAAAGGATTTGCTTCACGAAATTTGCGTTGTTTTTCTTTTGCATCTATTGAGGCAGTTTCAACTTCACGCCAATAAAAATTATCTTTTGACCAAGGTTTAGTTTCAGTAATTCTACTTGCACGACTATTTGATGTTTTTTCTGGCACATCTTTTACAAATTTCCAAAAATCATTTGACCATTCATCGCAAATATTTTTACGATGATACCTAATGATTCCACACCATATTCTATAAAGTGAATGTTTTTCGCGTTGACCCCAATCAGAAGGTCTAGTTTGATCTGTAGATTTGTGACGTTGATAGCGTTTGTAGTGTGTAGAACATAACTCCCGTGCTACCACAGGAGCTATGCAATTTACTATTGAACATTTTTAGCCATTTTGCTTTCTCTGTTTTTATGAATAAAAAACTCATATTAACATCAAAAGCAGGCATTTGTCCAATTATGCTGGACTAGTCCTCAGACTCCGGCCGTCCCATAGACTCCCCTTGGATCAGTCCAGCCGAGAGTGTATCTCTCTGTCGCCTTATATCTCATTGAGTCAGTTTCAAAATCACCTTCCATAGATTTTTCAAGACCACGACGCATAAGAAGTTTTAAACCTTCTGGTGCATCAGTTTGAATCCACCATGCAGTAGATGAAGTGATACGAGATAAGTTAGCTTGACCGTCAGCAAGTAAACCCATTGATTTAACTGGGTTGATGTCGTTGTCGGCTGTGCCTGCGCGTAGTGCTGATTTCAACAATACTTCAGCTTGGAAGATATTTGAAGGACCGGACACGATTTGTTTTGGTGTTAAGCGAATACGTTTACCGTTGTTGTCAACAGCGTTACGAATCTGAATTAACATTTGTTCCAACGATGTTTGTGACAAGTTAGCAGCAGTTGATAACTGGTTGCTGAATGTGCCAGAAACGATTGGATGCGCTGTGGAAATCAAAGATACACCGTCACCACCTGTATATGAACCGTTGAATGCGCGGTTTAATACGTTAGCTGCTAATGTTTCTTTTGTTTCAATCAAAGATTGCGCTAAATGTTTCGCGTAAGTTTGACCAATACGGATGTGATCGCCATCTTCTACTAATACTTTGGTTAAGCTGAATGCCAAACCATATACTTTGTAAAGGTAACGTTGTAAGAACAACACACCACCAGATTGGTAAGATACTGCCATACCGTCTGGTAATTCTGGTGCCGCACCAAATCCATAAAGAACAGGTTCTTCGTGGTAGTTACGGGGAATACCTTTTTGTTCTTTGAAAACCTGTTTCCATTCGTCAGCACGTTGATCGTAAACACCGTCAAATACTTCGTTAAGGATTGGTTCGACTACCGATCTAAAATCGGTACTTCTCATTGGAGTTGCCATGATTCAATATCCTCCTTTAAACGGCATTAACTGGAGCTTTGTATTGTGATTCGTTCAAGCGAACGGTCATGTTTACATAAGCATCAGTAGCTGAATCAGTGATAAGGTATGCATAACCGGTAATCTGGAATTGACCAGATGTCGCGACTTCTGCTGTTAAGTATGTTGAGCTGATACCAGTTGATGTTGATCCACCTGGTGAAGCCACTCGCCAGTCGCATTCGCCACCAACAGCAGTTTGAACTGAATCAGTTCCTGGTGTTCCTGGGTTTGCAAATTGAACGTCATAAATTGTTTCTGGATCGTCATAAACCCAAGCAACGATTTGCGTACCAGTAGTACCACCAGTCCAGAATGGAGCGATAGTAGGTTTGCCAGTTGAGTCCAAGTATTCTACACCGGCAAAAATACCGAGTAATGAAATACCTGCAGCAGTACCAGAACGAGTACCGTCTGAAGTGCCGAGTTCAATTGTACCGGCAGTGACTAATTTAACTGGATCACCAGAATAAATAGACGCAGCGTATGCGCTTGCGATTGTATAGGCTTTAGGACGCATCTGACCACTGTTGTGGAAAGATGGTCTGAAGCCATAAGGTGCGCTAGTTGAAGACATTATTAGCTCCTAAATGGAATAAGTTTTAAATGGTTCGTTAAGAGATGTCGAATTGCGCATCTCTATGTTCGCCAATTTCCAGATTGCCATCTCCCACAGTCAATCTTGACTTTGATGACTTAGCTTGCTGCTCAAGAAAATCTGCTGTATCAGTCAGTTTTTCTTCTTCACGCATTGGTGCATCGTGGTGCGCTTCGGTCATGTACTTTTCATAAAGTGATAACGGAAGTTTAAAAGCCAACATCTCGTTTACCCCAATGAAACCTTGCCAGTCGCCTGTTTTAAGCGTTGCGTATTCCCAGCCAGGAACGTCTTCTGGCTTCACGGGTTCATACCCTAATCGGATACGCATTTGGATGGAATCTCTGGGATTCGTTGTTGTTAGCCAGCAGCAATGCCAGCCTGGAAGTTTTGGCAAGTCCGGTAAACTGGACTGGAAAAAACTTTGTCGAAACATCTCAACCCGCTCGTCTTCGGTCACTTCCCGATTTTGTGTAACTGCGCGATCTGTCATCGCACGATTATTTCTATTGGTTCCAGCGGATTTGTTTAATCTTTCGTCTGTCATGATATTCGCTCCTTTCAGCGATTGGAAATAATTATAAATTGATATTCAATAAACGCAATACTATTTGTTGTTACGATCATACTCTGCGTAACGCTTTAAATACTTGTTACGAAGTACAGGATCATCCCAGACACCAGCTTCAACTAAAGCTGATTTACGTTCTGGACTCACATACATTTCTTTGCGGGTTGATGTTGGTGCATGTTCGCGACCAGATCCAACAGACGGACCACCACGCGCAGTGCGTTCACTTTGTTTCTTTCCAAACTTTTCTGGTAGTCTGCGTGCCGCACGTTTTCTAAGCTCGTCCCAGTATTCACTTGTTTGTGGATTGAAACCGTCTTTTGCTAACGTCTGATCAATAGCAATAACAATTGAAGAATCTTCATCGCGACCTTGTGCATCATACCAAGGATTATCAGCAATAAATTCTTTGGCGTAGTGCATTGTCAAATCATCCATTTGATTTGGTTGCGCTACTGGACGTTGTTGTGCTGCCTGCTGTTTCTGGAATTGCAATTGCTGAACTTTAGCAATCGCTTGGTCACGGTAACGCATTGCTTGCGCTACATCTTCGCCATTTCCACGCTCAACCGCTTTGGCAATAACACGCTCTGCCATGTTTGCTTCTTGCGCTGCTTGATTGATATACGCATCATACGCGCCTAAATCAGTTTGGTGTGCGCGTACTTCTTGAACAGAAACTCTGCGCTCCAAATCATCATTGCGTTTACGAAGGAATTCCAACTCAAGTTTATCACGACTAATCGCCTGTGTTTTTCTTTCTTTACGTTCTAACTTTTCTTTTCTACGACGCTCACGAATTGCTTCACGCTCACTGTCAACGTCATCGTCGTCATCGCGTGCAATTTGCTCGTCATAAGCCTCATCGCTTAATTCATTTATATCTTCGACAATTTCAATTTCATCATCATTGTCGTCATCTTCTCTAATTACGTCTGCCATAAATCACCTCCTACTAGATGAATGCTTTGATCTTTAATGGATCACCAGTGACTTGACCAATAATATCCAAGTCGTTAAAAATTACAAACATTGCCGATTCGTCACTATCGGGAACTTTAACTTCCCAACGATCACCACCATACTTGGCGACACGAACAAACTCGCCAGCTTGACACCACGCACCTTCCGGCCACGCTGTCATGTCATTACGGTTTTTAAACGCAAGTGGTCCTAGCGAAATCACTTTGCCGATCTGTGTGTTCCACTTCTCGGTGTCTTGCGTTCCGATATCGAGAATAATCCCGCCACTTGTTTTCTTTTTTGGAGTGCGAATCTGAATCAGAACGCGGCTTCCAAAAGGCTGAATTCCTGCATCTACTGCTGGAAAAGCCTCTGCCATTGCATTCTCAAAGGTCATTGTCACGATGTTTATCCTCGTCTATAAGATTTAAGAGTACGTTGATTGCCGCCTCATAACCGGCAACCATTCCCACACGATACCCGTACTCAAAGGCATCGCGTGTTTGTGGTTTCTTCAAAGCCTCAACAGCAAATGTCTGCTGTTCTACTTTGAGCGTGTTAAGCAGTTTGGTTTCTAAATTCACCAAGCTGACTTCTTGTTGCCTTTTGGTTCAGATGGTAATTTTTGACCATCCACTTTTTCACCAGCCGCCATACGTTTGTGTTGCTTAACGTCTGCGCCTGTCATGGGTACTTCTTTACCTTTTGTGTCTTTCATGTCATCTCCTTACGGATTAAAGTTAATGCCGGTGCCTGTCGTTAATGACGTTCTGCTATCATTTGCAAGCTCTGCGGCAGTGATAAGTTTAGCAGTATTGTTGTCGGCTGTGTTAATTGCTTCACGCGCTTGAATCTCAGCCATTGCACGTTGATTCTCAGCATAGATTCTAGCCTGCTCTGATTGCATCTTGTCTGCACGTTCTTGCTGTTGTGCAGCAAGTTTTGCTTGTTCGGATTGCATCTGCGTTTGCAATTTAACTTGATCCAGTTGCAATTTTGCTTGATCAGTTTGCGCTCTTTGATCCAACGCTTTTTGTTGAATGCCAGCACTAATTTGCGCAATTTCAAGTGCATGATCTGGTGGAAGCTGTGGCTGTGGTTTAAATTGCTCTGCTTGCTTATCCATTTCTTGCAATTGTTCACTAAAGCCATTCATTTGCTGTTCGATAAATTGTTGCACTTGTAATATCAGTTGAACTTGATTTTGTGCTTCTTCTGGAATCAATTGCTGCTTTTGTGCTTTATCTACAGCATCATGAGTTTCAGTTAAATAATAATTAAGCAAATGATCGCGTAAATGCACCACCATTGGAAATAAAAACGTTTTCGCAATCACAGGATTTGACCCAAACAATGGCGATTTAACAAATGCCATGTGCGTAATGATGTGCGCCATGTGATCTTGCTGTGGAAGTACATAAATTCCCGAACCCATTGCAGCCGCAACGTTTTCTGACGCAGGATCCATGTCATCTTGTGCTGGTTTTGGTTTTAAAACCTCATTATCTGGCACTTTTAACGTGCGAAGGAACATTTCCTCGACTTTTCTTGCATCATATAGCTGCGGAAATATCTGAGAACGTTGCATAATCGCTTGAATTTGCGCAAAACGCTGTGTTTCACTGAAAATCGCAGGATCACTGACCGGAATGATGTCCATTGGCCCATCAAAATCAGACGGTTCGATGTCAATTCCCGATTCTTGCGCTTTAATGTCTTCAATTGTCAGATAAGCACTGTTAATTCGGTGCAAAATCTTCAAACTACGCGCCATTGAGCTGTGTAAACGCGAATGAATCGAGTTAAATACCACCATACCCTGTTCAATCAACGCCATTGTGGTGCCGACTGGTTGATTTGGGTTCTGATCTGACAGTTTTTCAAACGTGGTTTGCACAACACCTTTGCCGGTATCAACAAGGAAGCCAAGCAACTGCATCAAAACAGGTGATGGTCCGTTAAATGGCAATGGCATGGCAAGTTTGCGCACGTCATCAATCAACGCGCCACCTTCCATCTCGACCACTTCAGTGGGTTGCACGTTCAGCGTTTGACCGCCTGGTCCGCCTTTGAGCTTTAGTAGTGTTGGCACGTTTTGAATATGCGCTGAATCAAGCAATGCACGCAATGCGCCTGTTGCTGCGCCAGACAATCCGCCAATCATGTGAGTCAAGCCGATTGGATACGCACCACGCCAAGGAACAAAGGCAAATTCAACGATCCACTCCAACTCTTTGCGTTGTTCGTCTTCTGGCTCCCAGTTACGATACAGAGACAAACCTTTCTCGGTGGATTTGTCTACGCTTAAAATGTAAGGTTCCGGCCCATCACCAAAATCTAAGTATGTGTAGATCTCAAAAATAGTACGCAAACCGTCTTCGTTGTAGCTTAAATCTTTACGGCCTTCAATCTTGTCATTAGCTTGCGATGCTTTGCTAAACTCTGGATCTGTTGGTACACCCAAGTCAACATCGATGTACATACCGCTCTTGACGCGACGATTGTACTCAAACTTGGTAATGTACTGCACATGCGTTTTGCGTTCTGCTGTGTAGAAGTTTGTGGCTGCAAACGGCAAATAAATGTCATCGATAGGAACAAACTCTGCCATCGGACGTTTATAGAGTGGATTCCACATGAATTTCATGTACTGACCACCACCAAGTGGAAGTTGCGTGCTTAACTGTTCAAGCTCACCACGAAACTCAACCATTTGCTCGGTTAATTGCCAGTTCATGAAGTCAGTCTTGCGATCTGCTTTCTCTACTTTGTCTTGATCCTTCTCACCAACAATTTTGCTTTTAACAGGACCGTTAGCGGGGAAAATCTCTTTCATCACACGCGCAGAAAAATCCACGCACGCTTCAACCAGCATTGGATGCACAACTTTGTTTGCACCGGTAAACTGTGCGCCACCCGGTGCATCATCACCAAGACCAGTGCGTCGAATACCTTCTTCGTATTGTTTGTCGCGTTTCTCGCGTGCTTCTTTGTCGTTGGTGATCTTGTCAATAAGCTCATTGATAGCCATTGCAAGTTCACCTTGATCAACTTCTTCAATGATGTTGGCAAAATGCTCTGCGTTTTGTTGTGACTCTGCTTCATCTTGCAGGCGAACGATAGCACCACCATCCTCAGTGTCTTCAACGTCAGTTTCGTCGGTATCCTCAAAATCTACGTTTTCACCTTCTTGTGCATCCGGTTGTTCTTGATCTTCGTCGTCTTCAAATTGTTGTGCCATCGTTTACCTCTGTGTGTGTTTCGTTTGCGTGAAGTATATCACATGTACTTGTTTGCTAATTCTTGTAAACCTACACTGCCGCCTTTTGCATAGCCAAGATTTCTAAGTACCTTATCGGTAATAATTCCGCCATAAGGTTTCATTTGTAATGCGCGAATATCTCTTGTTCTTGGATTTTTTAAATCCATCAAACCACGATACTCTGCAACATCTGGCATTAGTTCATATGCACTTATATCTCTATCAAGCATACCTAATCCTTGACCGGGAACACCTTTAGGATATGCACGATGTCCAGACTCTTGAATAATAGGATTGCCAACAAATATTTGACCAACATTTTGTAAACCGGTATCGGGTGCTAAAAGTTGGCTAGGATCAGCAACAGCAAGTCTAGCTTCGCCAATGCTAATCCCACCAGCGTTTCTGTATTTTGTATCAAGATGATTTTTTAATTCTTTTCTAACTTTATCGGGTGTATTTCTAAATTGATCTATACCTTCTTCAGATTCAATCCCTTTAAAGTCTGGAATAAAATCTTTAATGCTTTTATTAACGGCACGTTTCTCTTTCTTGTTCATATTAGCGTTCATGTACTTAAGCATTGTTTCGCCTGTCATGTTCGCATAATCTCCGCCCGTTGGAGCCATTCGCCAAGGCATATAAAGTGGATCAAGACCGCCCGTTCTTGCGCTTAATTCTTTGCCATATTTCATAATGGCGTTAACTGGATCTTTCCCTGATGCCCATACTTGGCCTGGATTATTAAACATATAATCTTGACCGCCTTGTAAATCAACATCAACTGGACGATCATTAATGTAATGTAGCTTTCCAACATTAGTACGATCTGACATAGAAGTTACAAACGGATAGCCTTCATAATTTGCAAGACTAATAATACGCTTTTCATTTTCTGGACGTGTCAACTGTAACATCATGTTTTGCAACTTTTCTTGCTCTAATTTTCTATCATCAAATCGCAAGTCATAACCTAAATCACCAATTCGTAATTTATGAATTGTACCAAGCACACCACTCGCAGACTCTGGAGCAAACGGCATCGCACCTGTCTGCGCAAGACCAGCAAGATCTAAACCTGCCTGTGCCTGCTCATCCATTGACGGTTTAATCCCAACAGGATACCAGCTTGACTCATCCAGTATTTTTTGTGGTCTACCACCAGCAATGTCAACGTTGCGCATAAATGCATTGCCAGCACGCTTTGCCGCTTCAACTGGATGCAAGATTGTCGATGCAATCATTGAGTCGTTATCACCAAAGTTTTGTTTGGCACTCATGTCATCAAAGTGCGCCATCGCTCTGCGATACAAACGCTCGTGCGCTGGATCTTCAAATTCTGATACTGAGCCACCGTCAGCATATTTATTAGCCATTAAATCATCAAAATGCGCCATTGCTCTGTTATATAATCTTTCTGCTAAAGTATCGCTATTTACTGACCCACCATTGGCATATAAATCTTTTTCAGTAGCAAACACTGGCTTACCTTCTTTAATGCGCTTGTGTGCGTGTTCTATGGCTTTACTCACAATGTTATGTGGTATGTGTTCACCATCTTTAATTTTTAAGATGTGTTGCACTTCTTCTGTTGTCAATGTAGGTACAAGCGTTGGAATATCCATTTCTTTGTCATTGATAGGTACACCAATTGAATATTCGGTCATCACGCCAGTACCGTCTGGACGCTCAAGCTCTCCAAAGTAGCCAAGACCTTTCTTGGTTTTGTCTGGTCTATCGCCATAGCCATAGTCACTTTCTTCGTACTTGTCGTGTAGTGCTTGCACGCTTCCGCCTTCAGCGTAACCTTTTTTTAAATACTTGTTGTAACGTGCATCAAGTGATTTTAATGATTTAGCATCAGTAAACTGTTCGTATTGCTTTAACAGATCATCAAGCTCTCTATCTTTAGCACTTTTTAACATGTGAAAGTATTCATTCTTACCAGCGGTGCTGTTAATTACTCGTGCTAATTCTTCTGGATTGTCAGCATTACGACTTAAATATTCATGAAATCTTGGCAAATCTTCAACACCAAGACCAGATGCTTCATTGATGGCCTTTACTTCCTCATCAGATAAATTTTTTCCGAGCTTCATGCTGCCACCAATCAACCATTGACCCGTCATATTTGGACTGGTTTTGTATCGATAAAATCCACCTTCTGGCAATTGATCTGTGATATGCGCAAACTTTGGAATCATAATGCCTTTTTTATTCATTCCTCGTTCGTTTGCCAATGTTTGCCAATCAACATCATTAGGAAACTCTACTTCTGCCCATGTATGTTCGCTTGGTCTATACACAGGAGGTTTACCACCTTTTCCAATATGCGTTGCAACAGGAACATCACCTGCATGCCAGCCTGGTCTATACGCTAAAGGACCGAGTAATGATTTAACTTTATCTGCATTTTGAGTAGCAGGTGCGCCTGCTTCAGCTGCAACCCATTCATCAGATGGCACTGGCTTATCCGCATTTACAAACAATGGGTAAAGTGTATCTGGATCATTTTCTTTTGTTCTAAACAATTTATATGCTTTGACAGTTTTTTCTGGTGCGCCCATAGATAATGCCATTGGATTTAAATGTTCAATCAAATAATCTGGATCGCGCATTTGTTCAATTGTTGGCACGGTGTCTTCTAATGCAGTTTTTGTTGCATCAAAAAACTTAGTTGCATTTGGATAAGCACGCTTTAGTTGCTCTAAGTCTGCTGCATAATCGCCACCGCCAGCCAACTCATCCAGTTTAGACATAATGCTATCATCTGATAAATCCACTTCCCCGCCTTCTGCCCACTTAACCTTGTCCGCCCAGTACGCGGCACTGCTTTTTCCTTTGGCAATGTTCTTTGCATGACGTGCCTTGAACGATTCACGCTTTGCTGTCATGCGATCTGACTCACCTTCTTTTGGCTTGCCTGCTGTTTCAGCACCTTGCTCACCAAAGCGAATTATCTTCTCTTTGCCATCGACCATTGTTTTCACAATGTGTGACTTGGTTGGATGGTTTGGCGTGCGTTGTGGTTTGTCTAACTGCAAACTGTCTTTGTCTACTCTGCCGCCTTGTGCGTAGCCTTGATCATCATTAGGTAATTTTTGACGCAATGCTTCACGTTTATCATACGCCCAATCATACCAATCACTTCCAGTTTTGAAGTCTACGCCTTTAGGCATGCGTCTTGTTTTTCTGTACGCTTTCATTTGCTTTTCTAAATCATTGAAACGATCAATATCAGTGATTGGTTTAACTTTGTTTAAATTGCGCGTAACAACACGCGGCACTTCATCACTGTAGGTAACGAAGTTGCGCACGCCTTCTGGATTAGCAACCTTTGCTTTTTCGCCCATGTAAGTCGTGCCTGGAATACCTAACTCATAAAGTTTTTGTGCGCCTTCTTTACCAGAACCAAATCGTTGCAAAATTGAGCTACCTTTTTCAACAGGATCATAATCTGCACCTTCTGGATGATACAAGTCTGGATCATGACTTTGCAGAATATTTCTAACGTATTCGCTTTGCTCAGAAAGTGGCTTGTCGTAATCAAGAAAATGCTCGATTGACATAGGATCAACTGCTTCGCGCTCTTTTGGAAACTCCATTGACACTTCATACAAGTGTGAGCCTTTTTGCTTTTTGTATAAGTTTTCGCCAATCTTTTGCGCTGGCAATCGTTTTGGCAAATCTTCTGGATAATCAGCGTATGACTCGTTGAGATAGTCTTTTACTTCATCTGGACGCTCGTGCATCATGTAGCGTTCATACACTTCCATCGATGGATAATCTTGACGACGCTCTGCTTGATTGTACAAATTCATCAATTGCTCATCCATCCAGTCATCCTGTGGTGAATAAGTAGTAGCAACATAAGGATCCTCGGTAATGTAGTTACCCCACCCGTAAGCCTGCCCACCTTCACCAGATCCCATGTGTGCTGTGTCAAACTCTTTAAACTTGTGTGGTGATCCGTGATAGCCTTTGATGGCCATGCCAACAGGTAAATCCTCGGTTGCCTTAACACCTGGTGCTAATGTTGTCAGTGCATCAGCAAGTGACTGCGCACGACCACGTTTAAACTGTGGTACGTTGCTCATCTCTGGTATCTGCATTGGTGCATTGCCATAAGACCAGTTCTCAATCTCCTCTGGTGTTTTGCCCATGAGTAAATCACCAGCACCTAAGCCACCGGCTAGTGGCACCCAACTTGGAACTGTGTATTGATTGCCAACGTCACGCGCACTGCCAAGCATCTCGGCAAGTTTGCCAAGGTTCTCGTTTTGGTCTTGTGCTTTTACAATCCCACCTTCTGCGTACTTCTCTTTCAGCTCATCCAAACTACCAGCACGCTTTGTAATTTCTGGATACTCATCACCGAACATGACGTAATTTCTTGTGCCTTTGTCAGTGCTACGCGATGTTGCGTCTAAGTATTTAAGACCAGGTATGTCAAGGTTTTTTAAATATTGTTCAGCGTCTTTAATGGCAGATGCAAATTCATCATCATATCCGCTACGCATATATTTTAAAAAACTCTCTCCAGTTTTTTGTGACGGATCTAAATACCATTGTTTCTGATCTTTGTAAGCCTTGTTAGCGTTTTTGTAAAAATCAGATTTTTTTAATTTGTTTCTTACATAATCACTTTGCTCGCTCAATGGTTGATCCCAGTCTAGCAAATGATGCTCACCAAGTGGATCTGTTGCTTCACGCTCTGCGTTAGGCCAACGGATTGAGGTTTCGTAGATGTTTCCGCCTTTTTGCGCTTTCATATCTTCTATTTCTTGCAACAAAGCAGCTTCTTTTTCTTTATCACCTCTTAATTTTGCGGTATCAGCATGGTATTTTTTTAAAAATATTTTATTTTGATACTCATCAACTGGAACACCTGCTGTCATATAAGTTTTTGCAACCAAAGGATTTTCTGCAAAATAAAGTCCATGTCCATATGCTTGCGCACCTTCGCCTGTTCCAATCTTTGACATGTCAAACCGATCAAACAAATGTGGCGTACCATGATAGGCTTTGATCGCACCACCAAGTCCAGCGGTATCAATAATGAAATTAGGATCACGCATCTGCTCAGTCGTTGGAACTGAACGCACCGCTGCGTCTTTTAATCCAGTGATGAATTTTGTCGCATTAGGATAACCACCAAGCAATTGCTCGTAGTCTTCTAAGCCATATCTGCTTGCTAAATCTTTTAAGTCTGCCATGGTCAACTCCTAGTAATTATGTGGCGCATCAATTGATGCAACGATGTCGTCTACTTTCATAGGATCGTACATTGTTGGTGGTGTGCCGACAAGTCCACCGTTGGCAAAATTGACATTTTTTTGAAGAAAGTCATCCATCAATGATTCAATCTCATTATCAGTTGCATATCTTCCAAACTTTTCTTTTGCTATGTTTTGCAATTCTGGATGAAGATGAGAGTTTTCTCGATTTAAATCAATCAACCCAGTGTTTTCAAAATCCCCAACACTCGACCAATCTTTTGATCTCACAAAGTCTTGCACAGCAGGAAGATATTTTGCATTAGGCGCAGCGTTTTGTTTGCCTTTGATTTGAACGATTTTTGGCGGAGCATCACCATATATCATGCGCATATATTCATTTGCGGCATCTAAATCTTTTAAATGCGGGTTTTGTTGATTGTACTCAGCTATATTTGCTTGAAGAATCTTACGTTCATCATTGGGTAAGTTCATATAAATATTTTCATAATGATGCGCAGGATTCATATTTGTTGTTTCAATCGTCACATGCGGTTCACCACGTCTATCACGCAATGAGTAAATATTGGTATCACCCCTTCCTACCTCATCACAATACTGACCGACACAATGCCCCATCGTGTCACCTTCAAAATTCAGTGCGGCTTGTAGTGCATCACGTCTTTCAATTTCTTTATAATCAAGCAAAGCATCTTCTGGTGTAGTGCCGCTAGACCATACCACACCATTTTGATCAAATATTGCTGGATTACCACGACTGTTTTCAGCTATATAATGACCTTCCTGCAATGTAGGCTCTGGCATTTTCATTTGCATCCAAGCTAATCCTTGATCTGGATATTCTTTGTGCATTACGGTTGCAGCGTTGCGACCTTCTTTGAGCTTCTCAGCGTCACGCCATGCGTTGATCTTGGCAACATGCTCAACAGCCTGCGGCATGGAAACGCGACTGAGCTTTGCTGGATCTATGCGCAAAAAGTCTGGAAGATCTGTGTCTGGGCGTGTAGCTTTGCGAAGTTCGTCAGCAAGTTTGTCAAATCCAGTTCCCATCATACTATCTGGTAGATAAACCCTATCTTCATCGCTAAGGTTTGATAGCCAAGGATTTCTGTTTTTATCCTCGCTATTAACGTATTTAACTGTTATAGGCGTAATGTTTCTATCAGCGTAATGTTCCCACAGTTTACCTATGCCGGTTTTTGCAATCCCTTCTACTGGGTATCCTGCACTGTGACGTTTATCCATCACATCATCAATGTCAAATTCACGAGGATCTCTTGGCGTGTAATGCAGAGGATTGTAACCTTCAAGCTCTGAGATCTTGTCTTGAATTGTAAGAGCATCTCTATTGGCATTAGCCATGCGATTAGCAATTACCTCTGGTGGTAATCCCATGTCTTCATACTTAGCGGCAAGCTCTTGCAAGTTTGGGATCTTTGATTGTTGCTGACTGATAAGCACATCACGTTTGGCAGGCCATTCCTCCGCAATGCGTCGAATAGGATCTTCTGGCGTACCCATTTCGTTTTTGATGTACTTGCCGAGCTTTTGCTGTAGCCAATCGTTAACTGCCATGACCGGTACAGTTTCATTATATTCGTGTGGCATTAGGTGCATACCGGCACGCGCATAACCAGCAAGCTCTGGATCTACTGATCGAGTAAATTGATTAGCGGCTTTTTCTGGCGTTCTGCCAAAAGTATCAAGCCAATTACCACCCTTTGGCTTGATGATCATCCCAACATTGCCAGCCATTGCATTGCGTGCGGTGCTTTCGGCAGGACCGGCAAGCAACATGGCTGTGTCAGCTAACGATTGTGCGCGTCCTTTTTTGAATTGCGGTACGTTACTCATCTCCGGAACACGCATAGGCGCATCACCATATGACCAGTTTTCTATTTCTTCGGGTGCGTTTCCAAGTAACATGTCACCAGCACCAGATCCACCAAGTAGCGGAACCCAGTCTGGAACAGAATATTGATTGCCAGATGATTTGGCGGTTTGAAGAAGCTCTGCAAGTTTTGCAAGGCTAGGCTGTTGTGGTATTGCTCTGTTATACGGCATAAGGATTCACTCGCTCACGTTTTGGCTCACGTCGCTCGTCGATGTCCTTTGCTACCGGTAACTCAAACCATCCATCGTCTTTGAGATAGATGACCGCCTGCGTGAACGTATCGACATAGTCGTCGTGTTCTGCCACTGGAAATTTTGCCAGTTGTTTTAAAAATGCAGCCGCCCAACTAACAGGTTGACCACGATTCTTTTTAGACTCTGGGATCCACAACAAACCCAACTCTAATGTCGGTGCAGCTTGGTGTGCGCGTGAAATCTTGTCTGCTTTACCGGGATTATAACCCACTGCTGGAACTTTCGCCAATCTCAGATCCTGCAATAATGACTGCCCACTTGCCTTGGCTTCCACCAGGATACGATCCGGTCTGCGTGCGCGTGAATGTGGTGACTCTTTTGACATCCCACCATACTCGGTTGTCCAATCCTTGATTGCCTTGGCACGCAGATCTGGGTAGCTGAGATGTTCATCCCACGCATCAATGAGCATTGCGTTGCGCTCGCCCTTGTGCGTAAACATTGCCCACACGGTGCAAGCCGTTGGATCGCCTGTGGTCTTCTCGGTGAACGCGCAGTCGTATGACTGCAAGATGTATTCAAACGGAGGCAAGCCATCATCTGCTGACCATAAGCCAAAGTATTTGGTCTTGAGGATACCACCAGATACCGGTGCTGGATCTTGCTGCAACTGTCCAGCAGTACCATATTCACCCAGCAGTTGCTTGAGCATCGTGATTTCTTTATCGCCAAACCGATCTGGGCAGATCAGCTCGCCTTTTACTTTACGAGGATCATACGCACCAAGGATAGTTTTACGATGCTTACCATCCCACTCTGCGGGAATACAGATATGCTCCCAGCCTTTGATGTCGTTTAAGATATGACCGCTGATGTCACGCTCGTGCAAACGTTGCATGACCGTCACCATCGCATCGGTTTTTGGGTTATTAAGACGTGTTGACCACACCATGTCAAACCACTCGAGGTCTGACTCACGCATCGCTTCAGACTGAGCCGCCTGTGCGCCATGTGGATCATCCAGTATCAATCGTGATCCACCCTCACCCGTTGCCGTACCGCCAACAGACGTTGCAAGTCGATAGCCAGTCTTGTCGTTTTCAAAACGTTGCTTGGCGTTCTGATCGCCAGCAAACTTGAACATGTGACCCCAACGCTCTTGATACCAAGGTGACTGTAGCAATCTTCGTGTCTTCAAATTGTCGCGTGTTGACAGCGTGCCAGAATAAGACGCGCAAAGGAACTTCTGAGCAGGATCTGTGATCCACTCCCATGCCGGCCACATCACTGACACAATCGTTGATTTAGAATGACGCGGAGGAATGTTGATGAGCAGTCGATGTATCTCGCCAGCACTGACTGCTTCGAGATGCTCGCAAATCTCCTCGATGTGCCATGACTCCATGAATTGAATACCGGGTTCAACGACATGCCATGACTGTTTAACAAATTCATAGAGTGAAGCAGACGCTGCGCGTCGTGCCTTCTCAGCCTTGACCTTTTCAAGCAGTGTCACGCACTCGCCTTTTGAAGTAGCGCATGCATCGTATCCAGTTCATCATCGCTCAACCCTTTAAAATCACCAGCCGTTTGTTGCGTGTTGTTGATCTGAATGGCGGTATCAATGTCTTTGCCTAGGATTGTTTCTTTTCCTTTTTGCAGTGCATTCTGCGCTTGCGTGTGTTCTTGGATGGTAATTGTTTCATCCACTTTGCGCATCATAGTGGACAAATTCTTCATGGTAGATTTCTTAAAGAACTCTAAATGACTGAGTCTTTCGTTAACCAAATCATTATGCACAATGATGTCTGTTTCTTTTAATGTATCCTTCTGTTTCTTTATTTCGCTAAGTGATTGTTTTGCGGCTGTTTCTTTTATTACAAGCTGTTTCTTTTCTTCAGACTTAATCCAATTGTATTTTGTAGCACGTTTACTTATCTGTGATCGTGATTTAATGCTTACATTTTCACGCTCGACTATCTCAGCCAGTGATAATCCAGCCTCATAATAACTTTGCACCAATTGCCAATCTTTTTCACTGTAAGCCATTGATCACCTCATCTACATTTGATAGTGCATCATCAATGTATTGCAAATCTTTTTCATCAAGCCTAAACCATTCACCACGCACATGTTTTTTATTAAAAAAGATGTGTAGCATTTTTTCTATAGTTGCCGGTGCTTTGGTTTCGTAGGCTTTGAATGCAAATAAATTATAAGGACATCCAGTTTGCATTGAGCTTAACCTTGAATTTATATCATTGGTGATGCCAATCTTGTAAATACCATCAAATTCTTTAGCAGTGATAATGTAAAGAATATTAGATGCTTTGATCCATTTTATTTTGTTTTGTTCTTCTTCTGATAATACGCTTTTAAACACGTCTTTTTGCCAACCACGTTGTTTGGCTTGTTTTGAAATGTTTGATCCATCAATACCTGTCAAAGCTGTAATTTGTCTTAAAGATTTTCCATCTTCATAAAAACCTTTTGCTTTTGCCCAGGCTTCTTGCGTCGCCCTCTTTGCCATCTGCTACCTCTCGATTGCACAATAAAATAAATAAACTATGACTAAAAGCACTGTTTACTGCCCCATGACAATCAGTTCTAATCTTCCCTATGTCATTAGTAGACTACCGTTACCAGTAGCCGTAACCCGTGTGGATCGCGTAGCTAGTGCGACTTATCCACTTTAAAGGCTGCAAGGTTGCGAATTGCGGTACGCTACGAGCAATGCTTTTAGTGATAGTAAAAAACCACCACGCCATAAACTGCAATGAGTGGTGGCCGTGTTTTAGTTGATAGTTGCCGGTACTGATCTCCGACATGGTGTTATTTGTTGACATACTTTCAGTCAATCCCAAGTTTCCTATTCGCACCGACGTGCCATTACCGCTGTGCATCAGCCTTCGCATTAACTATCACAACTGGCGACTGTTGGGAGTTGAACCCAAATCAAGCAACTTTTAACGTTAGACCTCGCTGGTAGCTAACCAGCCTTCAATCGCCATGTGTAATAGTGCTTGTCTTTCCAAGCTGTCAACATAACTAAACCCAAACTACAAACCAGCCATTGATAAATCGCCAAAAATAAAAATGCTGATTTGTGTTTGGCATAAACTTATTCGTCGTCTTCTAAATGCTCTGACGATGCTCTTTGAATCATCATACTATCTGCTAGGTAATACGCAAGACTTGGAATGGTTTCAAACGCTACATTTAATCTTCCAGCCAAAATTCCCTGCATTGCATGTGCCGCAAAATAATCTCGCAGATCTTCGTATTCAGTCATTACTTTTCTCCGTTAAAACAATCTTTATTGTTTTCAATAAATAAAATTAAATCATTGTATAAATCAACGTACTTTTCTTTTAAGTAAAACGAATCTTTAGTCTTAGCAAATCTTTTTTCTTCAAGATTATAAGCTAACCAAAAATTAATTTTTGAATTTAAATACCCATCACCAACAAGTTTAAAATTAATCCAACTGCCAGCGTCACCGATGTTAAATATTCGATTGTAAAATATCCATTCAACATTTTTAAAATTACTAACCTTTCCAATGGCTAAATAATCTTCTGTCTTTGGATGTGTTCCGCCAAATAATACATTGCTCATAAATTTTACCCATAAAAAAAACCGTCTTCTTTGTTAGGTGATAATTGCCGTGAAAAGTTGCGGCTCTAACTTGAATTCGGTTTTGTTTAACTTTTCACTAAATTAGGTTTATCACAACCTAGAAATAATTATACAGTATTTTTAAAAATTATACATGAATTTATTACGCTTAAAAGTTCGCACAACATAAACGCCCTACCCGCCCTACTTCTAAAGAAAGTAGGGCGTGGGCGGGCGTTATTTATGCTGTTTTTGTCAAAACGCCCGCCCTAATTAAAATACCGCCCTAGGGCGTTTTGGGCGTTCCATTATTTCTCATTTTTCATCATAATGAGTGCTGATGCATTAACTTGATCAATCATAATCCAGCCATGCTCAAATGGTTTTATCACGTCACCACCTTCCATCAGATTTACAAAGCCATTTGTTGTAGATGGTTTTAAAGCATTCTCTGCTGTGCGCTTTGCCCAACCGTCTGCATCAAGTTTTGCCAAGAATGCTGATCGACTAATATACGGCATCTCCTCTCTGATTTCTGTGCCAGTTGCAAACCACACCTTCTCAAATAGCTTTCTGTGCGTATCTAACTTTGAATCTTTTTTAACCGCAACTGGTACATCAGCAGGTGACAACACGGCACTGTAAACTTGGTCGCCATCCTCATCAATCCATCCAGTAATAGCAATCTTTTCAAGCGTTGCATAAACATCCAATGTTAACTCAGCATCCTTTGATTTCTTTTGTGATATTTGCATTGGCTTGTTTTCATCACCAGGCGAAACACTGATTTCAATATCGAGTGCGCCACGCCATGCTGACGATCCACGCGCTCTGTGTTGCGTTTCAGCAGACACCCCTGTGTGATGCACTAAGATAACGGTACATCCAAACTCAATCATCAAACCAGCGCACGCATCTAGCATGCTTTTTGTGTCTTGTGCTGAGTTTTCATCACCAAGCAAAAAACGATGCAAGGTATCAAAAACAATTAGGCTTGGTCTTTCATCAAGACTTAATAACGCTTCACGCACACGCTGATAACCTGCCGGTGTATTAAGATCGCACCCCGACTTTGATACCCACATATTAAGTTTGCCAATATTATTCTTTTGCTTCCACGCAGCTATTCGACCACGCAAACCATGATGACCTTCACCGGCAAAGTAGCCAACTGATCCAGGCTTAACTTTATGTCCCATCCATTCACCACCGCCAGATGCAATGCGAAGGCACTGATCAAGAACCATAAATGTTTTACCACCACCAGACGGGCCATGAATCATGATTAATGCTTCTTCTTGTAGCCATCCTTTTATCAGCCACTTGATTGGCGAAGGTTGCGTGCTTAAATCATCAGCAGGAATTAACCAGTTGTCTTTTGGTGGCATAAGTAAACTCAGTAAATCACCACCATTAGCAACGTAATCGTTAGCATCACCAAGTTCTGGTGGCGAAACTATTCTTGCGCCATGTTTTGCTGATGCTTGCTCTGCGTAACGCATACCGACACCAGATGAGTCATTATCGGCAACAATAACAATGTCCTGTGTTGCGCCATAGGCTTCTCTCATGATGCCTGTCACTGGAACAATGTTTGATGCGGAGTAAGCAACGATACAAATACTGCCTGTTGCTTCATGAATGGTAGCGGCTGTGGCAAAGCCTTCTGCAATAAAAATGGTTTTAGGATTTTCAGCGTTTCCAATTGACCAAAACTTCCCGCCAGTTGCACCACCTTTATGATAGAGCTTACCACCGTCTGTTGAAATATATTGAAGCGTTGATAAGGTGCCATCTTTGTTTAACAATGGAACAACAAGTCGTCCATCACCAGTGACTCTTGCACCATGAACGCAGATGCCTTTCTTTTTTAAGTAAGGATGTTCTTTGTTTGCGGGCGTGCAATCTGACCATATCTTTGATACTACATCCTCAGTAACTTCATGTTGTTTTGCAAGTTCAGCGTCACGAGCAACTTTAGCTTCAGACATTCTGCGCGAATGCGCCATTTCTTCTGCGGCAGTAAACTTTCGCCCAATGTCTGCACGAAATGACATTTCAATTCCAGCTCGCCAATCACCAAACCTACCTGCCGGTGTACCATCGCCATAACAAATGTACCATCCTGTTTTATCTCCAGCACCCGATGATCCTTTTGATCCTGTTCTAAATCGATGAATCTTTCCATCCATGTAAATAGTAGATGGTGGATCAATGCCAACATCACGCATCGCATTAACTAATTGCGACTCTGGCGACTCTGGCACCGATTCCACTGGCGGATAAAAACTCCCATTAAAAATATTAGTTAGATCTGCCATTGTTGCTTTCCAAGTAATCAGTTAATTTTGTCATGACTTTATAAGTCGGATTAGCATTTTCATTATCTCTAATCTCTCTAATGGTATTGAAATGAATGCCTGTTGCTTCTGCAATCATAGATACTCTGCGATCTTTTAATAATTCTCTTATTTCATCTAACTTCATCATTTTTTTTATTCCTGTTGGTGGTTAATTTTTGAAATAGAATATCATAAATAATATTTTATTGTTGACATTTAATATTAAAATGTTTAAGATCTTTTCTCAAGAGCTAACCGGAATTCCTCCAACCAGCTCAGAACAGGAGAAAAACAATGGCTATTAATTTAAAAAACACGTCTGATGTACACACCAATGGCGTTAAAGTTTTAGTGTACGGACATGCTGGCGTTGGCAAAACTACGTTGTCAACGACAATGCCAAATCCCGTGATTATAAGTGCGGAAGGTGGTTTATTGTCAATTAAAGACAGCAACATACCTTACGTTGAAGTATCAAACATGGCGGATATAACTGAGATATATTCTTGGTTGTTAACACCAGAAGGCAGTCAGTTTGATTCCGTTATCTTAGATAGTTTATCTGAGATTGGTGAAGTTGTTTTAAACCATGAAAAGTCTGTAAATAAAGATGGTCGCGCTGCTTATGGCGAGATGGCTACGCAGATGACAGCGTTAATTCGCGCATTTCGTGATCTTCCAGGTAAAAATGTTTTAATGACCGCCAAAGTTGAAAAGTCGCAAGACGAAACTGGTCGAATGATGTACGCGCCATCAATGCCAGGTGCGAAGTTAGGACAAACGCTTCCATACTTTTTTGATTTAGTCTTGGCACTTCGCGTTGAGAAAGATGCTGACGGTGTTGCTCAACGCGCATTGATGTGTGATAGCGATGGACTATGGATGGCAAAAGATAGATCCGGAAAACTACAAGCATGGGAGCAACCAGACTTAGGCGCAATCATCAAAGAAATTGGCGGTGCAAAATGAACATCACCGAATTATCTAACCGCTGGTTAGAATTAAAAGTTCAAGAAGATTACGTTATTTCAGAACGTCGATACATTGAAGATCAAATATCTTCTTTGATGAAGATACAGGAAACGCTCGAAGGCGTTGAAACAAAAAAAATTGGTAGTTTTGTAATCAAAGTTACTGGACGAATTGACAGAAAAGTTAATTCAGAAATGCTACAAGAAATTGCGGCAGAAAATGGATTATCTGAGCATCTATCGGCTTTATTTAGATGGACACCTGCTATTAACATGACAGCGTGGAAAAGATGCTCACCCGAAATAACGAATGTTTTACTTGGTGCTGTTACATCAAAACCTGGTAGACCATCATATAAAATCACAATTGAGGAATAAGTCATGGCATTTTTAGAACAAACATTTAGCGTAGAAGATTTACCAGTATCAACTAATAGTTATGAATTAGTACCAGAAGGTTGGTACACAGCAACTATTTCTGGTGCTGAAATTAAAACAACAAAAGCAGGTAATGGTCAGTATATTAATGTTAAATACACTATTGTTGGTCCAACACATCAAGGACGCATTGTGTTTGGCATGATTAACATTAAAAACCCAAATCCTCAAGCAGAAGAAATTGGTCGCCAACAACTTGGTGAAGTCATGCGTGCGATTGGTTTAGCTAGAGTATCAGATACCGACCAATTAATTGGTGGCACATTGTCTATCAAAATTAAAATCACGCCAGCTAATGGCAATTATGAAGCATCAAACAGCGTAAATGGGTTTAAAACATCTGGCAATGGCATTGCACTTGCGCCAAAGGCAACATCAATACCACCAGCAGATGGCAAAGCACCACCACCTTGGGCAACTAAGTAAGTAACAAAATAAGGGCGTTTAACACACGCCCTTTTTCTTCGGAGTATTTATGTTAATTCCAGAATCAAATCACTCTATATCCGTGCTAGTAGATAAAGCGCATCAAGACAGAAAAGAAAAGCCAAGACCACACATGGGTGGATCTATGCTTGGTCATTCATGTGACCGATGGCTGTGGCTGTCATTTAGATGGGCAGTGCAAGAAGAATTTGAAGGTAGACTGTTAAGATTGTTTAGACGCGGACACTTGGAGGAAGTCACCATTGTGTCAGATTTAAGATCTATTGGCATTCATATTGGCAATACATCTGAGCATCAATCGCGTGTTGATTTTGGATGTCATGTATCTGGATCGCTTGATGGCATTATATTTTCTGGCGTACCAGAAGCACCAAGCAAAAAACACATTTTAGAGGCCAAGACACACTCTTTAAAATCGTTTGATGATCTAGTCAAACATGGCGTAGAAAAGTCTAAGCCGATGCACTACATTCAAATGCAAGTGTATATGCAAGGATCTGGTATTGACCGTGCGCTTTATTATGCTGTCTGTAAAAACGATGATCGTATTTACACAGAGCGAGTCAAATTTGTGCCAGAAATAGCTGAAAAATATATCAGTCGTGGTCACAGGATTGTTAAGTCAGAGCGCATGCCAGAACCACTTAGTCCAGATCCGAGCTGGTACGAATGCAAATTTTGTGCAGCGCATGAGTTTTGCCACAAAACAAAAATAACCAAACACGTTAACTGCCGAACCTGTGCGCATTCAACTGCGATGGATGACAGCACTTGGCGATGTGAACGCCATGACGCGGATGCTATACCAGTAGAATTTCAACAAGTTGGCTGTGACGCGCATGTGTTACATCCAGACCTTGTACCTTATCAACGCAAAGATTCACCAGACGGCAATCATGCGGTTTATGTAATTGATGGTGTAGACGTGATCAATGGTGAAAATGGTTATAAGTCATCAGAGATAGTGGCAAACCCACAAGCGTGCATTAGTAACGATACTTTTATTGCTGATCTTAGAAATATATTTGACGGGAAGATAGTAGGATGAAACTCAGAGATTACCAACAACGATCTATAGATGAACTGTACAACTGGTTTAATGCTGGTCATAAAGGAAATCCTTGCATGGTGCTACCAACAGGATCCGGAAAAAGTCATATTGTTGCCGCACTTTGCAAAGATGCGCTTCAGCAATGGCCAGAAACTAAAGTGTTAATGCTCACGCACGTTAAAGAATTGATTGCACAAAATGCTGAAAAAATGCGAGAGCATTGGCAAAATGCACCACTGGGTATTTATTCATCAAGCCTAAAGAAAAAACAACTTGGCGAACCGATTACATTTGCTGGCATTCAATCTGTTCGAGATAAAGCGCACCAACTTGGACATATTGATTTAGTCATCATTGATGAGTGTCATTTGGTGTCGCATAAAAATGAAGGTGGTTATCGTAATTTATTATCAGATTTGAGTGTAATCAATCCACAATTGCGCGTGATTGGATTGACTGCAACGCCATATCGTTTGAATCACGGTTTGATTACAGACAAGCCAGCGTTGTTTGATGACATGTTGATGCCAGTCACTATTGAGTATTTAATCAGCAAAGGTTTTTTATGCACTTTAAGATCTAAAGTGACAAAAACAAAACTTGATACCAGTGAAGTGCATAAACGTGGCGGTGAATTTATTGAGTCAGAATTGCAAGCTGCTGTTGATACTGATGATAAAAATAAAGACGTTGTGAGTGAAGTGATTAGGCTTGCTGGCGATAGAAAAGCCTGGTTGTTTTTTTGTTCTGGTATTGATCATGCCGAGCATGTAAAAGATATGCTAATTAGTAAAGGCATCACAGCAGAATGCGTGACAGGTAAAACGCCACAAGCGCAACGCGATAGAATTATTGCTGATTATAAAGCTGGTAAAATTAAAGCGTTAACCAACGCCAATGTATTGACAACCGGGTTTGATTATCCAGATATTGACTTGATTGCAATGCTTCGACCAACGATGTCTGCTAGTCTTTATGTTCAGATGGCTGGACGTGGTATGCGTCCAAAGTCACACACAGATCATTGTTTAGTGCTAGATTTTGCTGGCGTAGTTGAAACGCATGGACCTATTACAAATGTAAAACCGCCCAATAAAAAAGAAGAAGGCAAAGGAGAAGCACCCGTTAAAGCATGCGATGAATGTGCTGAATTAGTTGCTATATCAACTAAAGTTTGTCCAGCGTGCGGCTATAAATTTCCAGAGCCAGAAGAAGCATCATTGCCATTAAAACTTAGAAACGATGACATTATGGGTATTGAAGGCTCAGAAATGGAAGTGACAAGCTGGAATTGGCGAAAGCATACATCTAAAGCATCTGGAAAAGAGATGCTTGCTGTGACCTATTACGGTGCTTTATCTGATGCGCCAGTGACAGAATATTTATGTGTTGAACATGAAGGGTATGCAGGAGAAAAAGCCGCAAAGTTATTTGTTGAAATTGCATATAAAAGTAAATCAAATATACCTGCTGATTGGGATTGGGATTGGCCATTAGATTATATAGCATCGCACATTCAAGAACATGGAACACCACCATCATTAATCGAGTACACCAAAGATGGTAAATTTTATCGCGTAATAAATCGGAGTTGGGATGTATAAAGAACCAGATTTTCTAATTGAATATAAAAAATTGAAGGCATTGCCACCACCAAAGTGCTGTCATACCTGTGACTTTTACACTAAAAAAACGATGTTTTGCTCAAAATATAATATGAATCCGCCAGAGGATTTTGTGAATACGCAAGACAATTGCCCTAACTACATTGAGGAGTTACCATTCTAATGGCTACCATTAAAGAAAAAATACCGTCTGAGCATTACGAACAAGCATTGCTTGTACAGTGGGTTAGACGCACATACCCTGGCGTTCTTATTCATTCAATTCCAAATGGCGGCCATCGTAGCAAATCAGCGGCTGCTGCATTGAAAGTAGAAGGAACAGTGGCAGGAATACCAGATCTTTTCATTCCTGCGTGGAAACTTTGGGTGGAAATGAAGCGCACCAAGGGCGGTGTTGTCAGTCCAGATCAAAAAAAAATTATTGAGTATCTTAAAAGCATAGGCTACCAAGTCATTGTTGGTAAAGGGTTTTTACATGCTAAAGAACAAATAGAACAATTTATTGTAAAAAATTAACATTTTAATGTTTACTTCATGAACAGGTATGCTATTATTTAACCACGCTTTCAAGAAGGCGAAACAATAATAAAATTAATTTTGGAGTAAACGATATGAAAAAATTCAAATTAGACGGCATCATTGGAACCATTGATCAATTTGGTTTTATTCAATGGGGTGGCATTGGTTGTCACCTAGCAGGTTTGACAGACGACTGCGCGTTGAAGATTGCAGCTTTAAAAGCAAAATAAATAAGGAGTAAACGACATGGCAACAAATAAAGACTACACAGCATTAATAGCCAGCATTGACGCTGTTGGCGAAAAATTAAATTTAGCATTAACTGATGTCAACATTGATATGCAAAACTGCATATTAAAAGAAGATGATGCAAATTATTGGGAAGCAATGATAGCGTGCGCTCTTAATGCAGCAGATTCAAGATTAGAAGATTACGAATCTGATTATGGCATCAGAACATTGTTAACCGCATAAATATAAAAAAAGCTGGGCGTAAATATGCGCCCAGTTCGCCCAACTTAGGAGAACAAGATGGAAATAGAAATTTACTTTGACATCGTATCAAACGATGGTGTGACAATTGGTGCAGTTGCTACTGCAACATTATCTGGTTCATATATCCCAGCGGATTTTCATCACGACATTGAAGATGAACGTGAGTGCATTGTTAATGACATCTCATTCACCGATGAAGATGGCGAAGAAATGGCAGGATCAGAAAAATTAAAAGAAATCGTTTACGAACACGTTGACGATAATTTTGTTCAAATATTTAATGATGCAGAAGCAGACAAAGAAGAATTTGATATTTACATATCTGATTTTAAATCGGATTTAAACTTTTCAGAATTAATTTAACAAATACTCCTACCTAGCCACTAAGCCAAGTGGCATTTTTTGAGGTTAACAAAATGATTGAATTTATCAAGTGGCTAGACGACTCGGATGTCGCCTATTTGGTTATGCTTGCGCTTTTTTTAGCGATGGCAAAACTGCATTCCAAAGCAATGGAAGAAAACACAAGACTTCGTAAAATACTTAAAAAGGCAATGCGATGATTAATCCAGTTCAACAAATGATTGCTGAGGCAATCAACTCAAAAGATCCAGCACACAATGTGGCTGTTGTTTGCACAGAGATCGTGCGTGGTTTGAGCTTTATCGCACATGCCATTCCAGATAAGGATGAGCAGGATGCATTTATTGAAACAGTCAGCAAACAGATCCGTGCTGAGTTGGAAATCCTACAACAAACAACACAATTCGAGGCATAGTCATGAGCGCAACATTGGTTTTAACTTTGAGCTTTCTTACAGTCGATACCACAATCGACAAGAAAGGCCATACAACGCAAGTTGAACGCATTGCCTATACTACAACGGCAATACCTTATGACACGCGCCAGGCATGTGCTAATGCGCAACAAGAATGGCAGTTTGCTGTTGGTGCATATCAAATGAGCAAAAGACCGACAAGAATCATTACTGCTATCTGCAATGACAGCGCAACGGGAGTGGTAGAATGAAAGACAACGCAATAATTTGGTGCTTGATTGCATCATTTGTAGCCGGTGGTTTGGTTGGATTCGTAGCAGTAGCGACTATGCACCGTCATTACCATGAAGTGATTAAAACCAGTATTGGTGAATTTATCATTCATGACAACAAGATTTACTCCGTGTATGAAATGGAACGTAATGTTCGTGGGGAGATGGTGACGAGATGACAAAAGATGAAGTTTATAGTCGCCTACAAATGGCTCAAAAAAACAAGAAGGAACTCAAAAAGGTTAAATTAGACCTTTTAAAAGAGATCCAGCAATTGAAATTGATGCTTCGTGCATTAGAGGAGGAAGAACAATGGGCGAATTGATTTTTTGGACAGGCATTGTAGTTATGATTGTCTGTTTTCTGGTGGAGTACGCTGATGGAGATTGATGATATGGCGGCTTTGTTTTTTTATGTTGGATGTTTATTTTTGGTGGGTTTATGGATGTGCCATTAGTAAAACCGGTTGAAGCGTTAACGCCAATCCAAAGTGAATGCAAGCACGATCACTGGCGTATTTATCAAAGTCGCGGTTATAGAGAATGCGACAAGTGCAAAGAACAACGCCCTATTTTTAACGTAGTGAAGCACCAACGATGAACATTAGTCAGATATTTATCAACCTGTCGCCATTTTTACGCGACAGGTTTACGAGTGAAGTATTCACATTAGGTTTGGTGCATGAGTTGAATCAAAAGCAATTTGAGGTGCGTTGCAAGCGACTTATTCGTCAGCACAATGGTGAAACCAGAAAATTGTACAAGGCTCTTTCTAGGCTAAATGCAGCAGAAAGATTAAGATTTTTTGATGTAGTAAGTGGAGTAGATGATGGATCACAAAGAACTGTGCAAGATCAAAGAGATTGTGAGATACAGTGCAAAAACCGGTAATTTTTATCGTGGTGAATCTGATTCGCCAGCCAAGTTTTCAAATAAAAACAAGCACGCAACGATCTCATTTCGTCGAGGTGAAATTAATTGCACTTATCCAGCATGGAAAATTGCAATTTACATGTCGCATGGTTACTGGCCAGACGATGGCGATACTTGCGAGTATGTCGATGGCAATATAAAAAATTTAAGTTTGAGCAATCTGCGCGTTATCCATTTTGGTGATGACGAAACCACTGTCATGGATTACTGCATTGATAACCAGCTTGAGTATCGATATGTGTCACTAAAAATGCGCAAAGAAAAAAGGATCAGAAGAAATGTCGGTGGGATGTCGTACTGGTTTTATAAAAAAGAAGACTTTGCACGCCAGTGCAGAAATTTAAAAAAGATTGATGTTGAACAGGTAAAAAAACCTAGCATGGGTAGACGTAAAAATAATCACTTTAGAGAATTTTTAAGCCGGCACATGATTGTACCGAAACGATGGGAGATGACTTTATGTTAAAAATAGATAAAAAAATTGTTGGTTACAAGGTAGTTGATAAAGAAGACGTGCCAGCAGTAACACAAATAATGCACGAAAATTTAATACGACCAAACTGCTTAACCGGCACAACTTACAAGATTAAAACGCCACAGAGCGATCATGCGTTGTACATAACCATCAATGATATGGTGCTTGATGGCGTTCATCATCCCTATGAGATGTTCATCAATTCTAAAAACATGGATCATTTTCAATGGGTTTTAGCAATGACCAGATTGGTGTCTGCTGTATGGCGCAAAGGTGGTGACTCTACTTTCCTTGTAGAAGAACTCAAGAATGTCTTTGATCCGAAAGGTGGTTACTACAAAAAAGGTGGTGTGTATATGCCATCGCTAGTAGCAGAAATAGGAACAGTTATCGAGCAACATTTAATAGCAACGGGCGTGATTAAAGTTAAAGTAGACGCGCATCAACAAGCATATCTTGAAGCTAAAAAAGAAGAAGCCAAAGGTGTTGAGATGCAACTTTGCACCAAATGTAATGTCAAAGCACTGATACTAATGGATGGGTGCATGACGTGTACCAACTGCGGAGATAGCAAGTGTGGGTGATTTATGAGTCTTGAATCATATTTATATGACAAATATATCGACGAGTTGGTAGCTACATTTGAAGAAGTCTTGGATTCGTGGCAAGCAGGTGAGTCAATAGAGGAAGCTAAACAAATTTATGATAAAGCACGGCAACTTCTACCTAAAGACAGAGGGTGATTTATGAATATAAAAGAGTTTGTAGTATTTATGGCTGTGAGTTTATTAGGAGTCTTTTTAGTTGCGGCTGTTGCTATACATGACATAAATAAA